GCCGCAAGAGCATCCTTGACCGAATCGAATGGTCCGATCACCGGATAGATTCCTTTGGCAACAACGCCAAGCATGCGCTTGAGTTTCTTGTCTCCGTGTTCCTCGTCCAAATCCACCTTGTAAATCCCCAGACTTCCGGGAGTCAGCGCGGGGGGGCATGATTCGGGAACATGTTCGCCGGTATCCTTGTCGGTGTACGCACGAGCATTTAGAAAGACAAACTGCCTGTTGAACCTCGGCTTCTCCAGGTTGGGAACAACCGGAAAATACTTGATCCTCGATTCGCCCATGGTTCTGGTCTCCTTGTTTGCCTTAGCCTGGACGGGATTTTACCGCCCAGGCATTGGCGGTTAATTACGCAATGTTTTCGGCGTAGGCATGCAGTTCTTCCAGCCCCACGCGGATACCGTCCGTACCCTTGATGGCGTCAACCTGGTTACAGAGGTCATCATTGGCCTCGATGTTCAGGATCAGGCGGCATTCGTCGCCGGTCAGGTACAGCCGTTCGATGTAACTGGGGTCCAGCACAAAGAACTTGTCAGCCATGCCATACTCGGCGCTCAACATCGGGTCATACTTGATCGACAGGGTGCCGAACGGAGTAATGAGCGTGTTGAGTTTTTTGCCCCACTCGGTCTCGCTGACCGTTGTGCGGATGGCCGAAGCCGCCATTGCCGAAATACCCGCCCATGCATTCTGGCCGGCAATGCCGACCTTCGTGCTGGAACTGGACGAGTGATTCAGGGTCAGGCGCATGGTTTCGCCAATGGACGCCAGGGTCATGGCCCCGGGAACCTTGTCGAAGTCGATCACGTTGGTCGTGATCTGCTCCATGAGTCCGCTCATCTGGTGCCGGCGGGGGCCGGACGCACTCGCCACTTCCCGGCCTTGCTTGCCCGTGTAGAGCATCATGGCGAGGGCCCGCATCCGTTCTACCCAGAACAGTTTGCGGTCGGTGATGAGTTGTTTGACGCCATATTCCTTGCTCAAACGCTGAATGTCCGTATTCGCCCGGCGTTTGGTATGTTGGAACAGGTACGTGAAGCGTTCAACCGGCTGACCGCTGTAGGCCGCGGGAATGGCTTCTCCTTCAGCATGGGCCTCGGGGCCGATATGCAGAATGTCGCCAACCGCCGTTGCGGTGACAAGCGTACCGCTGCCATCCTGGGCCAGAATCGTGATCGCGCCGGCCGTGCCAACTCCGCCAATGGCCTCATTCATCAGATACCATTCCTTGGTCCTGGTGTTGTAGATCATCTGGTCGGTGTGGGCGTATTCCGGATGGTCAACATGCACATGCGACTGACCGGCGGCGGTGACTTCATCGCATACCATGGTGAACGGGAGCAGGCGCTGTTCCAGGAAGTTGTACTTCATGGAATCAATCCCCTTCGGGACGTTAAACTGCCGGGACAGCAATTCAAACGGGGCGCGCTCGGCATCCAGAAGGTCGATTTTGTCCCGCATGTTGACGGGAACTTTTGCCGCAAGGACCTGATCGGTCCTCACGTTTCCTGTGATAATCGTAGGCATAGGCTTATCTCCAAATTATTGCATTAGTATTTTTGCAACCTGCCCTGGGTTGTCTGGGATTCAAGGTCATCCCCTCCACCAAGGGTTGCTGTCCCGCCGCCGGACGGGACGGGTTGCGGTGTGGAATCGGCGGCTTTCTTCTTCGCTTCGATCGCTTCTACGGCCTTTCGCGCCCGTTCGTTGATGTGCGAACGCGCATGATCGAGTTGCAGGTTCAATAACGCCAAGGCCGTTTCGGGGTCCTGATTGTAGAATTCTTTCAGGGCCTTCGATCCGCTTGGGTTATTCACCATCTTTTCGATCAGTTTCCGGTTGGCGGCCAACCCCGGAAATTTCGCATCGCCGTCCTCCCACTTCATGTCGGCCAGATAACTCACAGCCGCTTCATGACGTTCGGGTGACAGCGGCGCCACGGTCTTGTCGAGTGTCGGAACCACTTTGGCCAGGGCTTTCCTCGCCTTATCGACGATGAAATCCACGACCTTCTGCGGCTCCGTCTCAAACAATGCCTGAATTTCGTCAGGCAAGTCTTTCACTTTCAGGTCAAGACTCGGTGCGTCTTTCGAGTATTTTTTACTCGCCACGAAACCAACGGGCTTGCCGGTTTCGTCCTTTGCAATATCGACGCCCTGTTCTTTCAGGACATCTTCGAGACCCTTGGAATATTCCAGGAGTCTGCGGGCTTCCTTGCTGGAAGCCGAATGGTCGCGTTCCAAGCGACTCAGTTTTTTATCCGGGCTTTCCGTTAATCCGGCGGCATTCAGCAATTCATCATCGCTGACTACAGGACTCGCTTGCCCTGTTACGGGGGCGGGAACTGCCGGGGTTGCGGTCGCGGCGGGTTGCGCTTCCGCTTGCGCGGGTGCAGGGGCAACAGGCTTGCCGGCATCCGGGGCGGGAGTTTGGGAAATGGGTTCTGCCGTAACGGGGGCAGCGGCCGGAGCGGAAGCAGCTTCGGAAACAGATTGGCCACCAAGTAAAGCCTCGATATTTGCATCCATGATTATTTCTCCTTAATTTGTCTTGAGAGTTGCTTTTTCAATTTCTCAATCCTGAATGACGTATCGCTGATTCGTTTCGAATTTATAAGTAACCCGCGTTCGATGGATTCCTTGTTGCGCTCCAAAAGGTCAGCCTCCAAAAACTGGCCATGAATCTTTTCATGGGTCAACTGATCCTCCACCGGGATCGCCATTCGTAACAGAGCCAGTCTGATTTTTTCCTTGCCCAGCACCTTTTTGAACGCCTCGTACCCGTCGGACTCGTAAGCGTTGAGATCGGCTTCGAGAACGTCTTTTTCGGCCAGTAAACTGACCATGCGTTTCTGTTCGCCGTCAAGTTGTTGGCCAACTACATCAATCTCTTTCGGTTGTGCAAAAATAGCCATAATTACATCGCCATATCAGCCGGCACCGTGCGACCACTTGCCGTCGGGGTACTTCGTTCCCGGGACGCCCTCATTCTGTTTTCCAATCCCTGCGGGGCGCTCTGTCCGCCGGGTTGCGCCGATCCCATTGGCGCTCCACCCATGGGCGTATTTTCGGGTTGCGGGGCCTTTACCACTCGCGTCAGATTCGGTACCCCAGACGCATCAGCCACGGCCCTCTTGAATTCGTAGGGGTCAATCTGCGGGTCCTGGTTCCACATGGGATACAAGGCCAGCATCCGCTGAAACGCCTGTTCCTGATCGGCGGTGGTCTTGGTGCCATGGGTCTTGACGATGTAACCATCCGTCAGGTAATCGGGATCAATCGCCATCCAGCCGGTCCCGTTCTGACTCTTTGGAGTCCGGATAAATTCCTCGTCGTTGATGAACTTGTCGGCCAGGATCAGGAGTTGGCGGCATTCCTGGGCCAGTCCGCCATATTCCAGCAACATGCTTTCGGCTTCCAATCGCCCGGCGACCTGGTTGATGAAACTCACGGCGCCGGTGGCGGAATTGCCAATGCCATGGCTCTTGCCCATGGATTCGGCGTAGTTCGGGGATCCGCCAACGCTTTCTATCATGGCCTTGAGCCGGTCTTCCTCGATGAAGGTCTGGTCGCTAATCTCCGGAGCCCGGTCGTAGGAAACGGCATCCGAGATTCTCTGGACGCTCAGAGGAAATTCATGCACGGCATACGGCCGGTCAAAGAATTCAGATTCAGGACGCCCGCCCATGACATCTTGCCGGATCCATTTGGTTGGGAACATGACCCGGCCGAGATGGTCCATGCGGTAGTTGAAGTTCAGCAGGACGGCGATAATCAGGTCTTCAACCATTTCCAGAGACCCGATCCCAAACCAGTTGGAAAAGTCATTGGTCAATCGGTACTGGACCAGATTGAGGATTCCCTCGCCCATTGGGGACGGACCTTCGTAAATCCGGTAGGAGTCCTGGGCAATGATGATCCACTTATCACGCAGGAACCAATTTACCACGCGTCTTCGCCCAGTCTTTTTGCCGCGTTCAGTGTCGTTCACCTGGGTGCGCCAGTCATTCTTGCCTGTCCCGTAATTCACGCCGCCAATGATGGAATAAAGTTCCTGATACGCTTGGTCCATTTCGCCAATATTGTTGATCTTGGACGCCATGCACTTCTCGGCCTGGTCCTTCACATAGCCGGGGTATTTTTCCAGTTTCTTGATCTGTTCGTTGGTCATCCAGTCCACGAAGAAAAATCCGGGCAACGCATCATCGTTACTCGAATCCGGTGGGTTGATCCGGCCGCCGCCAGCCATGGGAAGTGTTTGGAAAAAGTCGGCGTCCCGACATGAAACCTGCCATCGTCCGTCCTTGGTCTTGCGGGCGAACGGCATCCGATACCCGGTCCCCAAAGTCACGGCAGATTGGAATGTAGGTTCGATTTCGGCCAGGATATTGAGTTGGGATTCGTCTTTAAGCAGGTTGCGGAGCCATGCCTCGGCCTGTTCGCGGCCGGAATCGAATCGGGGATGGATGGATTCGAGACTGACAAAATCCTCTCCACCGAAGATGTTCTTCTTGAGTTTTGGGATTCGGTCTTGGCAGATACCAAAGGAAGTGTTCAGCATGGCATTGGTCGCCGTGCCTTGTAGTTGCCAGGGTTTACGACCGCGCCAGAGTGCATAATGACGGGCGGCTAACTCAAAGTGGGGTTGACAGAAATCAGAGGCAATCCGAAATTCAGTCCGGAAATCGGCTACGGTTTTGTCGAGACCGTCAGGTGTATCGTACTTTTCCATTGCGCCAAAATGTCACTCCATTTTCCCATCCATGAGAATAGTGTGACAGAAAGTTACGCAATAGTCAACGATATTTTACATTGTTTTACTTTTATCTCCTAATCATTTGCTTTATAACAGGTTGTGGTTTTATCCATCCAAACGACGCGCCTACACCCTTGCCGGACCTTGTTCTCGCGTCTTCCTCCAACTTGGAATGATACTCGCTCGATTTTTTCTCGTTCTTCGGTGGTTTCCAGTCGGAAAACATCATTATCAACGCATCGAGTCTATCCGGACTTTCGCCTGTTCGCTTCCGATGTTTCTGTTTGGGCTCCAACTTCACCCGGTTATGGTCGTCCATGACAAACCGGCGTTGGCGCATCTGTTTCAGCAGAACCGGATCATTGAGCAGTTGAAGATTCGGGTACGTCCTTAAAATTTCCTTGAACTTGTAATGGTCCTCGGTGATCCGGTCGGCGTATTCATGCTGGTTGACGGAAACCTGATTATTCATGTACCGCACGATTCCGCGGTATCCCCTCGACTCCATGTTGTCGATGATGGCATACCCGATACCGCCGTTATCCGCTATCGCATCCCGCGCCGGGACGTTGAATCGTTGCAGATCAATCATGAATCCCTGAGCCAGCTTATCGGTATCTTCCTCAAGCCATACCTTTTGGTACACCACCTTGTCGCCATCCAAAATCATTATCGGTTGCTCGTCCCCGCCACTCGAAAACTCAAGTCCCGCATATTTCCTGCCGGGGTTGTAGCTCGCTCTCGGTTTCATGGCCGCCTTCACCCGCTCAAGGTCGGTATCGGTGAAGACTTCGTTCTCGTCGGTCTGCCGTTGGAAATTACCCTCAGCAAAACTCTTGATGAAACTCGATCCCGGTTTATATTTTTCCGTCAGGTTCTTGAGGTATTGAATCTTGGCCGGGGTTTGCAGGTGCGGACAATCGCGCCGGCCGATCTTCCTACGATAATGCCATAGTCCATTCGGGTCCCTTGCCACGCCGCCATCCAGCGTGTCCGGATCTACGGCGTCATAGAACGGGCCGAAATCCTCGCCAGGGGTACTCACCACCATGCCCCAATCAGGTTCTATCCTGAATAGAGCCTCGAATACCGCCTCCTTCACGCTCTTGGCCTCGTCGATAATCACGCATACCGGGCACCAATGCAGGACGCCCTTGCCATCTGGCGCCCACTCGCCATGATAACCTTCAAGGGTCAACGCATCCTTGGGCACCCGGGCGATCCATCGGCTTTGAAGGCCAAAGACATTCGGTCCCTTTACCGTCAACCCGCTCGTGCTTACACTCCATCCGGCACCCTCGTACGGCCTCAACATACCCTCAAGGTATTTAAACAACTGACCCTCGATCTGTTCCTCCGCCCCAGCCGTACTTACCACTGTCGCCCCAGGGAACGCACTCATTACACTCAACCCCAACAACGGCACTAGTATCCGGGTCTTGCCGGCCGAGTTATTAAAACTCGCCACCACCTTCGCCCCCGGTTTCGCCGCCTCCGCAATTATCTCCTTCTGCCAGTCGTACAGTTCCGGCATGCCCCAGGCCGCCGCTTGCCTCAGAGGGTGATTGAAGGCGTTGAACGAAACCTGGCCGCGGGTTGTGTCGGGGGTTGGGGTCATGGATTCTTTTTGCGTCCCGGTTTGGATGGAAATGACTTCCACTTCGGAACACTTCGCCCACATTTATTCATGTTCATAATTTCCTCGGCAGACACAAACTCGAAAGGTATCAAACCAATTCCGTCATACGCCTCTCGGCGCATCGTTGATCTATTGTCATAAATTTTTGTTTTCAAAACTCCGCCCTCCCTTCCTCCGCCAGTTTATCAAGCACCTGGTTAAAAGCCTTGTTTTCATTCTCCAAGACAGCGTTGATATTTTCCAGTATCGGGCTCGGAGCAAACCCTTCTCCCACCGCCAATGCCGGCGCCAACCTCTCCCGCATCGCCTCTGATGGTTTCTCCGGTTCCACTGGCGCCGTAATGGTCTCCACCAGCGTCTCGTCGTCCACCGCCTCGTCAATCTCCTTCTCGAAATCTAACGGTTCGGATTCGGAGGGCTTAGAAGGTTTTGGCGGATTCTCTCCCGCAGCTTCTTCAGGGACAGCCAATCCTTCTCCATTGATTTTTCCGCTTTCTTGAGCGCCTTCTCCCACTCCAAAATGTTCACCTTCATCTTTTTTCTCCATGTTTGGTTTATCCGTCAGTTCCGCAATCAGATCCTCATTCGTCGTCCCCGTCAATTCCATCAAGCTCTTGAGCATCCCCTTCAATCCCCCCGGTATCTTTGCCAGATTCTCAGCCGGCGCCCCCGCAAACTGCGCCAGCCACGCGCAAATACTCGCCGGGTCCATCCTCCCTTTATCCCCCTTCGTCTCACCATCAAATACCCCGAGTTTGTTCAACACCAGGATGGCCTGTAGCTTCTGCGGGTTGGACTCGCTGGTATCCAATACCTCCTGGCAGGTCTGGATTACTGTTTGAAGGTTCAACTCCTTTGGCTTGCCGGATTTTGGTGTTTTGGGATATTTCATCTTGCCATTCGACAAGAACGTGATCCGGTCAATGACGTCTTTGCTCTTGAACATCCTGCATGCGGCAGCCTGAGCCGTCCTGCGTTCCTTCATTCCGTACACCTGCATGTACGCATCAGCACGATTCTTACCCTTGGCTATCGCATCGGCAAATTGCTCCCACTTCACGTTTTTTAATACCAGCTCACCTGTCGTCATAGTTCTCCTTTCACTGTTGTTAACATTGTTGCACAACATTTTACCCTTGTCAAGACTTTGTTGACGTGATTTTAGGGAAAATCCCGCGGGGAGCATTTATGGTAGGGAGTCGCCTACCAAATAGGGCCCCCTCCCACCCCATACCCGTATTTATTGGCTTAAAGTCACGTCGCATAACAGCGCATATGTCTACCATTTCGAATTGGTCTTGAAACCCTGTCATTATTGGCTGAAATCATGATTTGTGTTTGTAATTCTACTTATTGAGAATTGTGACTCTACCCCATCCTCTTGGTTGTATGGTTTAAGACGTTGCTTCGATCCTGGTTGATTATGGGCTATTTCCTATGCTTCCTGGCACCCTATTTAACCCCACCTTTTCCCGGGTCGTATTGGTCAAGCCGGGAAAGTCCCAACATGAGACCTTCCCGGCTCTCCCTTTCCCCCCTAAGAGGGGGGAAAGTAAGGGAGGCCGGGAAGATCACATTTACATGTCCCATTCCCGACCTTCCCAGGCAGATATTCCCGGCCGGGAAAGTCTTAGATTAAGGGTAAGAAAAAGGCACAAAAAAATCACGGTATTTTACCTTATTGCATAAGGCGACACCATGGCACACATTATGACCTAAAGTGTGACAAAACACAAGAAAAGTGTGCCAAAAGAGGGGAAAAGTGAGACAAAAACGTGGAAAATGTGCCAAAACGAGGATTTTACCCTGTTAAAGACTGTTGAACAACGGGAAATATGAGCAATGAAAATAAATATAGTCAATGTTTATAGGGGTTTTACGGTGTATGCGTTAAACTTGGCATGAATGGTGCTTTATATGTATATCAAGAACCGCAACCGCAACGGACAAGGGGGAGTTATGACAAAGAGACAAATGGAGGACGGGAAAATGAAACAGACACTAAAACAGTGGTTTGACGAACATACGGAATGTGGATTTGACGAAATATCCACTGCACAAAGACATAGCAATGAAACAGTTGAAACCGAATACTGGGATGGGACATATCAACTGTGTAAAACTTCCGGTGGGTTTGTGTGGATGGCGAACGGAACCGAATCGATTGGACATGATGCAACGGATTTGTCCGGTTTTGGACAGGACGAAAAAGAAGTTCGGGAAAAATTGGGATTATAACAACTCGGCCCCGGAGTGCAGGGGCGCAGGCAGGAAACAAACGAAAGGGAGGGCGAGACAATGAACAAACAACAGGCAGAACGCTACAGCAGGATCCGCAACGAGCTATTAGAGCGCGGATTAAACGACGACGAAATCAACAGCCTATTACGGGCAAGCAAAACGCTGTCCACTTGGGCGACGCATGAATGCAACGGTACAATCCAGCGCGACGAGGAAACGAACAAGCCTTATTGGTATAACACCAATACCGGGAATAAACTTTGCGCTACAAACGACCGCGAAGCTGGAGCGTTAAAACGCGCAACGGCGATTGCCAAGGCGCACGGACTGGAGATATACCACCAGGGCGATCCGCGAGGGTGTGCGCTGTATATCATCCGGCCCGGCGACGTGAAGGATGGGCAGAAGGTAGCATCATGCTACAGTAACGGACTGGCAATCTGTATTAACTAACCGCCTCGTTAACACCGCGCCGCGCCGGTATAAGCGCGGGGAGGAAAAAGAACAATGCAAACAAAGTATGACAACGTAAAAACGGTAATCAGATTGAATGCTGGCAACGACACGAACGGAATGTTGGCAATGTTTGACAAGGATGGAAACCGCACAGCATAACAACCCCGGCACGCGCCGGATGGAGGATCACGAAAATGAAAACAGTGTTTTTGAAAAACGGGATCGAGGTTGCAACCCTGGAAAACGGGATTTTGACCCTAATCGGTAAAACATCGGGATCGTGTTTCGATTGTCATTGTTTGGGGCTTGCTCAGGAAATGATCGGAGAAGAAAATTACGACGAGGAGAAGGACGAAAACTAACCGTTTCAATCCACGCCCCCGTGCGGGGGGCGACCTAATTTCTGTGCCGGTGGGCCGCGCCGAGACCTGGCCCAGCTTAGGCTTGACCAACGCCAACGCGCGCCCACCGGCCCCGATTTGGTGTTTTTTTATGGGTGTTTCGGGAGATGTGAAGGCAAAAACAAAATAAAGGAGAACCATGAGAAAAAAGAGGGAAAGTTTAGAATATCTGCTTGCCAAACAGTTATCGGACCTGACAGAAACCATACGCCGGGAATTTGGTGGAATAGAGTCGCAAAGAGTCAGAAAAGACTATGCAGGAATGCAAAACCGGGAAGCCATGGACCTGGCAAAGCATCGGTTGGCGGAGTTGCGACCGCCACTGACCGCTCATTGTTCCCCGGATATAGCCGCATGGCTCGATCCGGCCGGCGGGTTACAAAAGGCAGGGCTGATGAAGGCTGACATAGACGCCCAGGATGCCCCACAATCAACGCTGTCCTTCCGGCATAAGCTGATACTCGCCCGGGATGATAGGGCGCTGGCGGCTATCCAGGCCCCGGCCGTATTCCGGCCACGGGAAACCCTGGCGCTTGGCAACCTTGAACAAGGAGTCATGCAATTATGAGCATCTGCCCGTCATGCGGTCAGGACCATCATGCCGTTTTCGTATGCGCCGGCCATACGTTGGGGACAACCACGCGCAAAAACCCTACGAACCAGAGCGCCGCGGCTAAAAAGCGCTGGAAGGACTACCGACACGCCCGGTTCTTGGCCTACCATGCCAGGCAGGGACAGGACCCGGCACCCGAACCCCCGCCGGCGCCTGCACCCGACCCGGCCCCGGAGCTAAAACCCAGCCCGAATTGGAGGTGGTGATTTTTTGTGGTCATTTCACGGAATGTGAAGGCAAAATCACAATAAGGCGGGTTCCGGCTGGGGATATTTGGCAAGATCAATCCGCGGACTGGTTCCCGGCCGCGGAACCTTCCAGATATGCAGCTCCTTGTCCGCCACCAGCATATTGATAAACTGCCACGCCTTATTCTTCCCAATCCCGGCGATCTTAGCTTTGGCAATCAATTCTTCTTTCGGGATTGGTTTGTCCGGGACCAACTCCATGAGATCGAATTTCGTGACTGGCGCACTTGCGCTGACTGTAATTTCGTCCGGCGTAGCATCCTGCCAGAATATAATCCCACCTTCCCGGGCGTGCTTGAAGTATTGGATTGCGGTTATCTGGTCGTTTTCATCCGTCCATCCTATTCGATATGCGCGTTTGGCAGCAATAAATTTATACAAATTCGGATTGTCTTTGCATGGATCGACAATCATAATTGCCCTCGCCCAGTTTGTGAGTATGGCGGACCCAGCGCCGGCATATTGCCAGTCAGATGTTTTATATTTCGATGTGTCCCGGTTGTTTGTCTTTGGGGTATGATGGTTCACTATCACGGCGCATTGATACGTTTGTAAGAGAGGGTTTAATCCAGCGTGAACGAAGTCGGATACAACTTCCACGTCCGATGTATCGCCGCCGATGTAGGATTGCAGAGGGTCCAATCTCAGGATGTCCGGCTTGGTCAGACGTAAAACAGACTCAATGAATCGCATAAAACCTTCGCCGGTCTTGGATTTCTCTGAAATGTAGAATGTGTTTGCCCTGACGATCTCCCGTTGTTCCTCGGATAGATCTAATCCATTTGTGATGCCTCTTGCCATCTCCGTCAGGTCCCCGTCGTCATTCTCGGCCTGGATGGTGGCAATCCGTAATGGTTTGGCCGGGGAGATCCCGAATGCCGGTAGACCCAGGGACCAGAGTATATCCTGCTGGACGCTGGCGCTTGACTTGCCTACTCCGGATGGCCCCACAAACAGCATCCCACCTTCCCGACATAGGAACCGATTGCCCAGGAGCGTCTTGGCGGGATCAATGGCAAGGTCAACGAAGTCGGTTAAGGATCGTACCAGGATGGACGTATCGGCCGGCCGTATGTCATTCAGACGTTCCTGAATATCATTGATTGAATGGAACACGTTGTTCCCGTTCTTGGAGTAGTCCTGAATAGTAAGGGCAAGTTCTCCCAGTTTGCGTTTCGTCCATTGCTCATGGACAAGATCGGCGTAATGGGTTCCATGGGTTGGCTGCGATTCGATGGAAAGCAACTCGTTAAAAACTGTGAGCGGCACACCAGACGCCTCGGAAGTTAGAATAGGATCAATGCGTTTGTCGGAATTGAACTGGTGGATTATGGTTTTGTAAATCTTGCGTCGAATAGGGTCCTGGAATGCGCCGGTATGCAATCCAATTAACTTGCAATACGGCGCGATGGTATTCGGCTGGCACAAGGCGGCAACCAGCAGCGCCTTCTCCATATCGTCATGGCTCGGATTGTAAGCGCATGCCGGGGATATGTCCTCTGTGACCGGTAACATCTCTTTTGGCATGGGGATTGTCGGATGGGTGAATGGACCCACCGGCGAATCCCAATCTAATATTTTTTCAATCATGTTTTAATTTCCCCCACCTCCGCCAGCACGCGGGCACAGTAACGAGATATTATTTCGTCGGCGTGATATTCTCCAGCGTGTACCGACTCAAACACCACGCTGCATTTCAATGCTTCATCCTTAAGCACGGCCAGTATGCGGTCCCGTTCCCTCCGCAGTCTCGCCACCTCGCCGCTTAGGAACATCTCCTCCTTTGTGCTTTCAACCAAATCGCATTCCGGGCACTTTCCCTGCTGGCGTCCATGCTCGCAGTCACGCGCGTTGGGGAATGTTGGCGCATCCTTCCTCTCGAACGTGACGCCGATCTGTTCCGTTCCGCGCATTTCGGGGACGGCGACGTAGTCTGATTCGACGGGCGCAACCTGCGGCTGGGGCTTGGGCGTCCATTCGTAGCACGTTCCATTTGGTTTAAATACTCCCATGCTTTTTCTTTGGTTGACGCATATTTTAAACCCACAACTCCCGCACGTCCTCACCTCCCCGTCGCCTGTTCCTGCGGTCGTTTGTCCAACCCACTTTCCGTCAACAAAGTTTAGTTTTCCATCCCAAATAGCTCTTGCTTCTGTTGCTGTTAAACGTCTATCTGGGCAGTCTTTGGGCAGCGTGCCTTCAGCTCCACCGCATACACGGCAATGAGCAAGTCCATCTTCGCGGTCATACAATGCGTGTTTCATTTTCGTCCTCTCTCTTTCTGTCCTGTGGGGTTAGTGGTCACGTCTGCGGTAATTTGCCGCCTTCCTTCTTCTGTCTTTGATGTCCCAATATAAAATAGAACGCCGATGTTTGAAATGTCCGCAACAGCAAGCTCGCGTATAAATCCGCTCTTGATTCAATTCCTTAATCAACGGCGCGATGCATGCGTCTATCGGTCGCCAGTCCCATCGAAAGCCTGTCCGTGTTTTAGGATTACGCTCAACAGGAACTTTCACCATTACATCATTTCCCCATTCACACATCTACCCCTCCATGTCCCCGGTCAGGCCGCGTGTCAACCCCATTGCTCGGCCATTGCGTTTGCGATGCCTTGAAATGTTCGGCTACGTTCTTTCCATCCATATTTTAACATTGTAGGTAATTTTGCTGGGGTTCTCGTGCCGTCCTTTTTTATTCCACCTCGCCGACTTCCACCATGCCAACTAGCAATAGGTTCGACTATCTTAGTTGGAACAAGCAACGGTAATTCTTTTAACCAAAGTCCGGTTCTTTTTAGATACGGATCACCGAAAAAATAGGGATCGATATATTGATCTGGTTTTCTCCAAACGGTTGACAAAATACCGGCAGGGTTTTCTATAGCAATTTTAGAAATAGAAGATTTATAAAGTTGTAGAACAAAATTAACTGCATCTAATTGTCGGCCATCCTTTTGTTTTTCTTTCCAATAAACAGCCCCAGACGAAGCTAAATGTGTGCACGGCGGGTGCGCTATCATCAAATCCCACCTATCATTGATAATATCAAACACATCTCCTTGATAATGTGGTCCTGGTATTTCCGTTGGCAACAGGTCGCAACTCATAGCGTCGTGTCCGCGAGCAATAAAGGCATCGCGCACTATTCCAGAAAATTCACAGGCGATTAAGACCTTCATTACTCAGCCTTTCGCTCAGGCCGCGTGTCGTCGCGGGTGGTGACTGACTTGATGCCGTCTTGCGGGTCGTTGATTTTTGTCTGGGCGTCATACAGAGTTCCCATTTTTATTGAGAGGTAACAACGTCCCAGATAGTATTGGATTTCCTCCGTCGAATACCTCTCCTCCCCTGCCCGTTGCGCCTGCGCCATCGGATAACACTTCGTGCAGATATGTATTTTTCTACATAGTCCATTGGACATTGGCGGGCTGAATAGCAATCCGCCGTTCTCCGTCTGGTGTTTGCCGCACACGCCGCAATCAGGCAGTGGCGCTGACTCCCCTGCCCGTTGCGCGAGGGAGCGGATGAAGGATTCAATGTCGCCCAGTCCGCTTGAGGTGTCGTGTTTCATTCCAAGCGATTTACACAGGCGAAACACATAATCCCAAGCGTCAGCCTGTTCTTTGTAGCTTTTGAGTTGCAGCGCATCCGTCATCTTGGGCGCGGGGGCCGGGGAGGACTGCTGTAAACTATCTCCCGTAGATTGCGTGTGAACATAATCATTGGGCAGAGGCGCGGGGGCCGGGGTGTAGTTCCTGAACTGGTCGCCATCGCCGCCACAGCCAAAACAAGGACTGACTTTATCGGTGTATTCGTGATTGACGGCATGGAAACACCCACGGCACGACGTATGCGCGGGTTCCTTCTCAAACGGTTTTCGCGTGAGGGTTTCTTCGCACGGACTCTCTCTGCTCCCACACTCCTTCACTTTTCCTTTCGGCTCGTTTGCGCTTGGGCACAGGATCGCGGGCGTGGTGCAGTCGGTGCAGATTGACTTCTCCACCGGCACGTCGATGGTCGGCTTTGTTCTGATATAACCGTAGCGACATTCTTTTCCTATGGCCCTAAACGGGCAAGTAGCATCGCAATCATAGTCACAGATCGTAGTCTTCTCCATCGGCACGGGTACCCTTTTTGCCGCTGCAATCCAGTCCTTTTTCCACTGGACATTATACGGCTGTTCAGCGTGCCAGCATTCTATGACGGGTTTTGCGCTATCCACTAGTTGTAACAACTCCGCGTTCTCGCGTTCCAGTTTGAACGCAGCATCAGTTTGATCGCGCAATGCCGCCCGTAATGCAAACGGTTCGGTTAGGTATGGGTATTCTTTAATCATTTCCAGTCTCCTTCCGTTTTCGACTCACATGTTGTTTTGAGTTACCTTGGCCATGTGCATATTTAATAGTCTTTCTGACAACTATCCCTTGTTGTGCGAATACATCCCGTCGCGTATCGCCCGCGCCATGTAGCGGCCCATCGGCACGGGCACCCCGTTCCCCAGCACATGCACGGCATACCGCTTCCCGCAGCCGTGCTCAATCAACCGCGCCCCGATCTCGGGCGCACCTTGCAGCCGGGCGTATTCCTCCACCGGCAAGTCACCGGGAAGAAACCTCTTGTCCTTCACGTACTGGCTGTCACTGCTCCCGCGCTTACACGTTGTCGCCATGACGCTGTGTTGTGCCTGCCCCGGCCTTGCGGCCGGGGAGAGTGTCCACGTCGGCCACGTCCAGAAAAACCGGACTCGGGCAGTTTCGCCGCCGCAGTCGAAGTCGCGCAACCGCACGGGCTGCCAGTCTGCCGGAATCGCCTCATGCCCCAGCGCCCCCCGGACGTTCTCCATAACAACCCACTTCGGCTTCGCCTCGTGGAACACCCGGACAAACTCGGGGATCAGGTCAACCTTGTGCGTGCCGCGGATCGCGCTGGCGGCGCTGTGCGCCTGGCACGGCGGCCCACCGATCAAGCCGTCAAACACTCTCGGCATGGCGTGGAAGTTCCTCACGTCCCCCCCCCACAGGATGTCAGGCCCACGGAACACGGTGAATCCCTCCAACTCGAAAGCATGGTCAAGCAGTCCGATCCCCGGAAAGAGGGAGAGAACCGGACGCACAACCAGATCATGGAGGCTATTCGTCACTCCGCTGCGCTCCGTTCCTCAAGCCTCATGTTCGTGTTCGGAACAGAAAAAACAACATTACAACACGGACAAATCATCTCTTCGTCCAACGCGCAGTCACGATCCAAACATTCGTGACCGCAATCATTGTTTCCTATGCAACCGCACGATTCGCACGGGCAAATGTCATCGACACGCCCCGTCAATTCCCGTTCGCGGCGCATCCATATTTTGTGTTGTTCGACGAGTGTCATAAGACCTCCGAACCGACGGCTCCAGGCGACGCCTGGCGCGTCTGATCCGCACTGTTCGCTAAAGACAATATGCATTTTATAGTTGCTATTGTGGCTTCGTATGAAAGCGCAATATGAGTATGAATAGGTTTTCCGTTTTCCAGCCGCGTCCACTTGAAGCGGTATCCTCCATCCCGGCAAAGACTGACCGTCACTCTCCGGTTGTGCAGTTTGACCCGCACGGATTTAATCGGCTTTTCTTTCCATGCTTTGCTCATAAACTCTCCTGATGCGAACCAACCAATCGAGCATACGGCTACCGCCGATGCTCATTGTCGCTGTTGGGCCTAAGAACAGCAACAACCTGTGGGGCCTTGCGTGGACACGGCTGCCGGGTGTCCACATCCAGCCATTGCACCTTGCCGCCGTAACGGATTTCCGCGCCGGCCGCCATCAGCAGGCCGATACTCCACGGGACCGGCAGAATCAAGACGCTGGTGTTTCCGGCGTCCCGTTCGGCAATCGCTCTCCGCGCAAACGCGGCGGGACCGCCGTGTGGTGCATCGGAGTGTAAAAACGGAGGATTAACGTAGTTTGCGGTCCCCCACGGCACTACCAGACTGTTGTAGTTCGCTGGGCGTGGACACGGGCACGGGTCAAAATCGAAATTAAACTCCGCATTCAGTCTCTCATACACCGAAGGAGGCGTAAGCCAAAAACGTTTCATACTTTCCTTTCCGGGCCATAAAGGCCCAACTAACCAATCGAGCGTACAGGCTACGCCTGCCGCTCATTGCCGCTGTTCGGCTTCATGGGAATGATCTTGTGTCCCGGATACGTTTGATTGAATCTTTGGGCAGCGGACCGTGCATTGGACCTGGTATAAAACGCAGGTGGGCGCATGTCGTGCTCCCATGCGTCGGGGTGCCAGACGATCCAGAGCCGAACCAAGCGCTGCACGCCTACGCCGGTTCGCTTTTTTGGTTTTCTTTTGTTCATGTTTCCTTCCCTCCGTTCCGGGCCTTGTTATTTCCCCACCGCGATAAACAGTTTCACATACGCCCGGTACTCCTTTATCTCGGCAGCGGTGTAATAGTTATCCTTCGCAAATTTCAACGCCTCTTTCCCCAGCCACCAGCTAAATTTCTCACACCGGCATCCAATCTGTAGGTAGCCATGCTTTGCGTTGCATAGGCTGTTTCGGCTGCCGACAATAAACAACGGAGATTTGACCCACGCATTGCCAGAGACCCGCGCATCGCCAGAGACCCGCGCATTGCCATAGATCTGCGCATTGCCAGAGACCCGCGCATCGCCAGAGACCCGCGCATTGCCATAGACCCGCGCATTGCCAGAGACCCGCGCATTGCCATAGACCCGCGCATCGCCATAGACCCGCGCATTGCCAGAGACCCGCCCCCATACAATAGCGTCCGGCCCGATAAAAGCAGCTGCGTCAACTTTAGCCGAAACGTGTATCCATCCACCGCCATTTGGGTGCTTTTTCCAATTGGATTCTTTTTCGGTGCCGCCCAACTTTTGATTCAGTTCATCGAACGTTTTCATTTCTCTCCTTTGTTGTTTGTTGATCCGTTCCCGGCCTGGGTGTCAGGCCGGTATGCCATCTTCCCATTGAAACTCTTGTTTTGCTTTATCAACATAATCATCCGTACATAACGCGCGGAATGCCTGTTCAAGTTCCCATTGCTTATGATGTGCCCCATCGGTTATTAAACCATTAAGCAAGTGTTTCACAACTTCATCTGCTAATACTTTATTCATATCATCCTTTCAAATCATCCTCGCGGTTGGCTGACCGACGATTTCCAGGGTGGCGGTCAAAACTTAATTCGCCAATAATTCTTGCTCAGTTCATCCAGAATTTCGCTGGCCCTTGTCTTGCTCATGTCGGTGTAATAACCGGCATCTGATAGCGTCCGGGCCTGTCCTGGTGTCGCCAGTTTCATCTTGCTCCGATTGAGTACGCAATCGATTAGGTGTTTTGCATGGCCCTTGGTTTTAACCTTGTCGGCATTGATCCCGAACCGTCTCAATAATTGGATCTGGCCGGGAGTGGGCGCCTGTTCTTCCCATGCAAATACCGGCTCGTAATCTGCCAGTGCTTCATTCTTAATCATTACCGCATACGCCAACGGATCAATCAGCCGGGATTCCTTGTGTCGCTGGCTTCGTAGTTCCCGCGCCAGGGCTTCTTCCCGTTCCCGGATCACATCCCGCTTCGCGGATACCTCCAGATCGAACAGGTCGATAGGTCCTCCAGATTCTTCCTGCCGCTTTTGCATCTTCTCGGCCACTTCCGGGGATTCGGCAATCAAATTGCACGGATGGCAGATGTCATGCCTTGACGTTTGCCATAGGTGATCGGTGACAAGGAGGTTTTTCTTTCCTGGCCATATTCTTGTTCCGCGTCCCAACATCTGAATCATGAATGGGGTGGACTTTGTAATCCTTAAAACCATGACGTGATCTATCATGCAATGATCGTATCCCTCGCTAAAAAGCTGAGAGTTGAGCATGATTGATCCGAGACCATCTTGCTCCCATGCTGGCACTTGGCTGCGGTCGTCTCCGCTCGCGTAGTACGCGCGTCGGCCAATAGACCGTAGTATTTCTTGCAGTTTTTTTGATGTAGCACAGAGCGGCGTAAAAATTAGCGTTTTTCTGTCAAGGGGAATTGTCTTAGCGATTTCAGGCAGATATGGATCAAGAGCATTTGCTGTTTCGTCTTTATCGAAATCCCCGTTGGTTATTCCGACGTTTGATACGTCTATTTTTATGGGGCTGTTCTTGATGACGATGTGGCACAAGTAACCCTCGGCAACGGCTTGTTTTATTCCGTATTCAAAGGCAACATCTTCAAAATACCTTCCAAGATTTTTACGATCTCCGCGTTCCGGCGTTGCCGTAAATCCGGCAACCTTCGCGTTCGGGAAACGGGCAAGCACCTTCTGCCAGGATGCCGATAGGCAATGATGTGCTTCGTCAATGAATATCCGGTCGAAATGGTCAAACGGGAATTTTTCCAACCGGGATTGACGCATAAGAGTCTGTACGCTGCCGACAACTATGGTCCCTGGCCGGGCCTCCTGTTCGGCCTTTTCGACGGATGCTACCAGACCGGTCGCCTTCTGAAGTTTGTCGCATGCTTGTCGGATAAGTTCGTCCCGGTGACATAAGATCAATGGCCGGTGGCCGCCGGCGAGTTCTTTGGCGGCCACGTTTGAAAATATGAAAGTCTTTCCAGTCCCGGTGGCTAGGGGCAAGAGAATGCGCCGGAATTCTTTCCACTTGGCGTAGATGGCGGTATCGGCTTTGACTTGGTAACTACGTGCTTCCATTAATCCCCGCAACTTCCGTTTGTCTGTATTTCCAAAGCCTGTGCTATCGTCAACCCTCTTAACTCGATTACGTTTTTCGGCATCAAATCCACAAGGTCCTTTTCGCGCCGTGGTTCGATTGAATCGCTCGTAACCTTGCGTCCGCATTCGGGGCAACGGTCCCCTTTGCAAGGCACAAAACATTTTGGACATAAATGATGGGTATTCATGTTGGCAGTCGTCTGGGTGGAACTGCCGCTCCCGGGGCGTGGGAGGGAACACGGGGCGCCACGACAGTCCACCCGTTGACGATATAGGGATTAACCGAAGTCGGGTTTGGCTGGTTCTTGCGGTCCAGCGGGATCGAGATAGCCGTCAACCTTCATTGAGGTCTTGCCCTCGAATGTGTGGGGCGACAATTTCACCATGCCGCTGGCGCCCGGGACTTCATCCCACTTCGGCTCGATGGTTTCACCGTGCTTGCGTTCGCCGATAGCCTTGAAGAACTGGCACACCATTCCCCATGTATCGGTGTGGAGTGTGAGCCTGTCGAATGCCACGCCTATTTGGTTGGCGTAGGTTTCGTCGTTCTTGTCGTATATCATCAGGACCATTTTGGCCTGTGGCGCCCCGGCCGTCTTTGACCCCTTTGATACTGTTTTTACCAACGACTTGACGACGAACCGATACTCTCCTTGCGGAAGTATCGAGTTGGTTCCCGAACCATCTTCGTCAATCGGACTATCCCAGTCTTTTTTTTCTCCCATGACTATTTACTCCTTGTTGCTTTAATCTTTTCAACCACCTTGTTCCAGTTGGTTTCAATCACCATCTGGTCTTGAACCACCTTCTTGATCTCGGTCAGTTTCCCTCCTTTTGGTATGAACGATTTCCCTTCGCAGTACGTCAACAGTTCCGACACCAGTACCCCGGACAGTTCCATGAGGGTAGCCAGCTTCGGCGGCACGTCTTCGCCGGGAGTACGGTTTTCCGGTGTTGGGATGATGGGCGCCCCTACCCTCGTCGCTTGTCCGGTCTTGAGCATTTCATCGACGCCACCTTTGACCACTGGCGGGGGTTCAACCTTCTCAACCACCGGCTTCTTGACGTTTTCGCCCAAGACCTTCGCAAACACGCCAAAGTCAAATGGAAGTTCGAACGGAATCTGGTCCGGCAGACCCCATCGGTTCTTGGCGTCGTAGGCCGCCGTGTGCTGGGTATGGATGATCCGCTTGCGGCCGCCGATGGCCTTGGTTCTGCCCTTTTCATTTTCTGTCACTTGCACTTTATAATTTATGAAAAGGATGGCTTCCGCCCACTGTTTAAGCAGGGGCGAGATTCGCGTTGACGTATTGAGTTCGTAGTGGTCAAACTCTCCACCTTCGTCCGGCAACTCCAATTTCTTGATTGCACAGTGGGCAATAAAGATAACGTGCATCCCGGAATCAATCAGGGCGTTAAGAGAATTGAGAAACTTTTCGATCTCATCGGAAAGTTTCACGTAACCCTTTCCGTGATCGAAGTCGCTAAGGCTGGATTTCCCGCCTTGTGAGCAAACATACTGGATGCAGTCGTGTTCCGCCCAGTCGGCACTATCAATCACGACCGTCTTGAATTCGTGTTTTTCCGTCTTGATGAACTTCACGGCATCCATGATGTCTTGCCATGATTTGCAAGGCAGACGTTTTACGTCCATCCACCCCGTTCCACGCTCGCAGTCAATGAATATTGGTTTCGGGAATTGCGCCGCGAGCGTTGATTTTCCTATACCTTCTGGCCCGTAAATCAGGACGCTTTGAGCTTGTTGAAGTTTTCCGCTGATAACTTGCATTTTAACCCTCCTTGTTTTAATTCCGTAACTGTATTTAACCCCTCCCATTTCGCACTTTTAGACGCATTGCACTTGGCACAAGCAGGTCTTAAATTTGCCGGCCAGTGTGATCCTCCTTTTTTAATTGGTTTAACATGATCTGTAGTTGTTGCCTCTTTACCGCAAATCCAACATTTATTTCCAAACATCTCCCATCGCGCCGTGACGTGTTTTTTGTTGGTGTATCCGTAACCAGGAGCATGAGTTCTGGTCGCTCTTTTTCTTTTGGATAATTCAGGGTGGCTTTTGGCATATTGAATGACAGCGGCGATGCGCTTTGTTTTATGTTTTGAATAATAAGACCGATAACCCTCGCGTACTTTTTCAAGATTTTTTGCACGGTAGGAAATGCCGTATAATCTTCGTTTCTCACGGTGGGTTGCGTTGTACTTATTACAATGAAGTTTGTCGTATTCGGGATGATTCTTTCGCCATTCCCTATCTTTTATTCGAGTTGCTGCTTTGTCTCTCGGGTGCAGTCGGTGCCACACTTTGCTACGTTCAAGAACCTCTTGACGATGCAACAGGTAATACTTTCTGTTTGCTTTCTTTGCTGATTCGCTTGGCATAAAACCCTTAATCGAACTTGACTGTTTCTTCCTGTTCCGTTTCCACTAACCCATCCTGAATTATGACACTGCATTCCTTTCCGCGACTTACCCGCGTTGTGATTGCCTGTAATCCTTCATTTTCCAGCCATTCGCCGAATTCCTTCAACGTGGTCAGATCCATGGATTCCAGTTTGTCGATCAGGACAAACCCCATCTTCGGATTGATTGCCCGGCATATCGCCGTGGCCGCCACAAGTTGTTCTGCATGGCTCATACAGTCCCAAGCATGACCCTTATAGGTAAGGACCCCATTCTCTACCGATAGGTCTTCAAGTGGCATGTGGGCGCCATGTAGGAGTTCTTGCTTCTGTTCACGAATGGCCTCAATCTGGTGTTGAAGGCTTAGGTATTCTTCATGGTGGGATTCGACTTCGGCCATAGCTTTTCCGCGTTCAAGGTTCTGGCGCACATGGGCGTTGGCCTCGTCAATCTCGGAGAGTTTGGACTTGATGGACGTGGTGTCTTCGTCTTGCAGGGATTCGACGGCTTTCATGGCCTTGTTGTATTCTTCCTCCATGCCCGATATAAGGTTGCATTGCTCTCTTTCCTCGGCCTCGGCCCGTTCCAGTCGCTTCCTTGCCTCCGCCACCCGGTCCTGAGTGTCCCGGCGCTTGTCGGTCTGCCGCTTGAGGTTGGCTTTGAACGCCTCTACGTTATCCCTGATCTCCCGGTTCTTGGCGTTCTTCGCCACCTTGCGTTCAAGTTCGGCCATGATGTCGGTCGGGGTTAATAGTATCGTTCCCGCCGCCTCATCGTACGGCATGGATTCCGCATGACCTTTGGCTTTGACTTCCAGCCGGCCAACGGCCAGCCGATCGGCTTCGAGTTTGGCCGACTTTTCATCGAACGGAGTCAGATCCACGCCGATGATTTCCAAGAGGATTTTCGAGCGTTCCTTGTCTGTGGCATTCAGAAACGAAGACAGGTCCAGGGCGAATGCACTTATGAATTCGTTCAACAACCCTTGGCCGGACTTACTACCGGCTGGCGCATCCACCTTGAGTTGTGTTCCCTTCTCCGTGAATGATCGAATGACGGTGACTCCGTTTGACAGCTTTACGGTGGTCTGCGCCTTCTTAGACCCATCGCGGATAGGATCGGCAGGCGTAAACTTCTCCCCGCCCAACACCGACATGATGGCGTCCAGACAGGACGACTTGCCTTGTCGGTTGTTCCCGCCAATGACGGTAAGACCTGTGGTGGCCGGAGTCAGACTGACCGCCTGGACCCGTTTGACGTTCTCGATTTCAAGGCTGACGATCTTCACTTTGTCCATTGTTTAATTCCCTCTGATTTCGATTATCGTTTCTTCCCGCTCGTCTTTTGTAACTTGCGATTGCTCTTTATTGACTTTGCCGATTTCCTTGGCACTATCGCCGCGTAATACTCCCGCACTAACGATTCCATCGAGGACATATTTAACGCATGCTCCATCGGGGTCGGCGAGCCGGTGGCGTTTCTCAAGGAAAGTGATATTAACTTGTCCGTCAGGTCGCGGAGCTTTTTGCGTTGCCAGAAGTGCATCGCCAGCACCCGGTTCCAAGTGGGGAGCCGGGCTGGAAAAATTAATCTTACCAACAACGAGTTGTTGCTGGACTTGGTCTTGGTATCGTTCGGGCAGATCATTGATGCTGATTCCCTTCATTTTGCAATCCTTGCAAACAAACTCGTTATTTCAAAGTTTTTGCAAACTTCAAAAGTTTTTCCCGGCCCTGTTTTTGCTTGGCTTCATTCTTCTTGAACAAGTCGCAATCCATTAACCTGGCAATTGCGTTTGTAACCAATTTGGCAAGTCGCGCCGGTTCGATGGCGTCGAGTTCCCATGAAGAACCGCCGAAGCGTTGAATGTATTTAGCGGCGCGGCTATCTGTTATCTTGGCAGGATTTTCGGGAGGTTTTAATTCTTCTATCTGGTCCATGTTCAATGCGATTCTTTTTACCTCAATACCGCTATCTTCGTTTGCACGTCGTCCTAAAGATGTTTTAACAAACAAATCAAGACGGTCTAATATGTCTCTGGTCATATCAATGCCGGAAGGATCGTGGTCGCCAAGGTAAATGACATAGAGTTCCTTGTCCTGTTCGGCGCGGCGCAAATATCGCTTGCTGGCTTCATACATAGCCGACGAAGACGAATAGCCCTTGTTCGCCGTGAATGGAACATCAAGACTCCGACAGACAGGAATTAAAACGCCTTCGAGGGCTTGCTTCTCAACCATCACTTCTACATATCGTGGTTGATCTTCCCATAGATCAAATCGATATTGCGGTGTGACGTTTTTCAAGAAGTCGGCAGGATCGTCCCAATGCGGATTCTGAATCATCTCGCGGCCACGGTCTTTTATCATACCCCAATCAATTAATCCCGCCAACCGGGCATCAGAAACAATTACGCCAACATTTTTGTAACTCCGCTCCGTATTAGGAACGATATTCCGACTTACAAGCTGGTAATATAATTGCCGCAAACTTAAATCATATCCTTGAGATTCATAATCCTCTAAAACAGTATTGATCGTTGAGATCAATGCTGTCGCATCTATTCCGAAGTTTTTTTCTTTAAATGTTTCCTTCATTTTGCCTTTGCGGTTTCTGGGCTATCGACCGTGACCGCTTTTCCTTTGACAAAAGTTTCGTGAACAAAAATTGTTTGGAAACGTTTGTGTGTAAATACGGGAGATATTAAAACTCTAAAATGACCACATCTAAAATGAGGAGTAATGTTATTCCCATTTCTTTTCTCCATTATTTTAGATGAAATGCAGAGGGTCTTTCGTATTTTATGTTGATGATGTGCGGGATGTTTTAATTCTTCGGGAACACCTTCGCGCATCATTTCGGGAAAACAGTCGAGATACATTCCAAGGCCATTGAGCAAATTTTCAAAATACAAACGTTCATTTTCCGAACCGTTTTGATGTTCGGCGCTATAAGAAAATAGCAACGCACAATCATGTCCAAAATGCTTGTTTATTTCTTTTTCAACGTCCTCGGGCATTGGGTCTTTTCCGTTGCTATCTAACGGATGGAGGCATTCAAAACAAATGGACGGAAGTTTTGCGGAGGTTGGAAAATGCAATACTCCTGGTTTGCCACCTATAGATTTTTGAACTAATCTGCCGTATTTCAATGTGGTTTCTTTTTTTGCACACTCCACCAGCCAGTTACAAAATTCTTTTTCTGGAATGTATATATGCACGGCTTCGCCGAGCGTATATCCTTTTGGGATTTGCAACTGTGTATATGCCTGCTTCATTTCACCCTCTCAACCCTTACTCTTACTTTCCCTGCGGTTATCCCTTTGTTTCCGGCCAGGGCGATCATGGCGGCGGGTGTGAGGTCTATCACCACGCCCCTTGATCTCGGAACAGGTCCCGGACCGTTGTCTGTCCATGCAACTAATAGGGTTTTGCCAGTCTGGACATTTATTATTCGTACAAGGTTCCCGGATGGCCGCAAGAGTTTTCCCGATGGACTCGTTATCCACATCGCGCACGTCATTTTTGACTCGTCCAGGGGTTGTCCGTTTGCCATCGTCTTTCCGCTGGACTTGCGGGTGTACCAGGTTGCGAAACCCTCTCTGACTGTTCCAGTCGGCTGTACCGACTTTGTAGAGTTGGTCCCCACTCGGAAAATGAACGGTGATGATTTCGCCTTCGACAAAACCAAGTTGCGCGAGGTCATCAAACTTGCGGTTAAGTTCGTCGTTTCGTCGGCAGGCCACCCGCAACTGTCGGCTCTCACGTTCAGCGCGATGACGCAGAGCATCAAACACGTCCATGTTGGTGATTTCATGGTTCACGATTTCCCTCCGTGTGTGGTTATCAAACAATCAACATACCAATAATACACCCCAGTAAGATCGAAAGCGCCAATTTAATTCTAAATGCAACAAGTTTGACCTCTTGTTTTTCTAAGATTGCCGCCATTTCTTCGGTGGTTGGATTTTCTATTCCCCAGTGGAACAAGTTATTCATTCTGTAAAGGTGTTCAATCCAACAGGCTTTCCGCAATGGTTCTCCGGTTAAATCTTTTTGAAGGAGTTTTAGGCGTTCGATTTCGTACATCTAACTATCCCTTCCTTGCCAATGCGATTTTCCCTGTCTTTGAATCCTTGATGATATGCCGCAGACTGTATCCCGGTTGTTTCGATCTACGCACTTCATCGGCCAACCAGTTCTTGTGAGCGTCCGTGGGGGTCAACCAGCCGGACATTCGATATTCACTGGCTAATTCCTTCTTGCGTCTCAATCTCTCCTTGCTGGTGTGGCCCTTCATATCTTTTGTCTTTCCAATTCGGCTACATACCGAGCCGATAAAAGTAAAAAGGCGGACAAAGAGCCGTGGCCCTTCGCCGCCTTCTTGAGCGCCGCTTTTTCTTTCTTACTTACCCGGACAAAGAGTCTTTCCTGTTTCATGGCGAGCAGAATAAACTTGTACGCACACGAACGCAAGAAATAAATCTTTTTTTATTTTTCCAATTAAACGTAGATTGGCACGATTATAGCGTTGCTTGGTTTCATTGAATCAAACTGCCATTTTGCGATGTTTATTGTACCCGCACCTGTAAGCCGCCCTGTTTGTGTTTTTGAACCGTTCGACTTCCTCGTCCGTCACCTTAATTGAACTGTCCGGAACTTCGCCCTGCTTGTCCTTGCCGCACCGAGGGCACACGCCGTCAGCCATGAGCATATTCTGCTTGGACCCATTTACTTCCCCGCAGAACTGGCACCGGGGAACGTCTTCGGACTTCGCCGACAGATCCACGGCATCCGGCACGATTGCCAAGACTCCGCTATCCCGGTACTTCTTGCCTCGGGCGTCCTTGCGCACCACGCTGATCGGGTAAATCCAGGTGTTTTCTTCCAGATACCGGCCGCCAAGGGGAGTGACAATGATCCGGTCGCCAACCGCCAGTTCGGAGCCAAGCGCCCGGTGATCTTCAAGCCTCATGGAAATGGCCGTGATCCGGCCAACAAGCCGGGGTGCCTTCTTGAATCGTTCCGGTATGCGGATCAGGAGCGTATCGATGTAGAGGGATTCCAGTTTCACGATCATTTGTCCTGGTAGCGGTCTTACATTCATTTCTGTTCCTATTCCTTTCTTTGGATTTGGTTTTTATTAACTCGCTCCCTAACAACTTTACCTTGGATTTTTAGTTTAACTTGCCTTCGGGCATCTTGCACTATGTCGTCAATGATCTTTCCTGCACGTTCCTTGGTCATGATCTGTAGTTGCGACAAACGGCGATCTATCCGCTCCCGAATGATTTTGCCCGACTCTTGAACGTATTGATAATATTCATCCTCGGTCATAATCCGTTCGTTCTTGCCAAAATCGATCTTGGTGCTGGTGGACGGCTTACTGATAAATGCTTCCTTGTCCACGATCAATCGCCATACCGGGTCGGAATTCTCCTTGCTGAAAAAGATACTCACAGGCCCGGTCGTCTGCTTGATGGGTTCGCCCAGCAGGTTCAGTTTCGGCTTAACGTCATGTGACACAATCGGGACTTCGCGCATGAGTCCTTCAGCGATAGTAGCGTTATCTCTAACCGAATCATCAAACGTCCGGTCGAGTTGCTTCAATATGGCAGGAATGGCAATACTGCTTCCTATGCGAGTCAGATAGGACAAAAGCTTCTTTCCTGATCCCTCCGGCGATCCGGGGTCGAGCAAGGCCATCACCTGGTTAATTCCGGACAGAAATGACATATTGAAAATAACACTCGCTGATTTAAGCATGGCGTATGAGAATCTATCCCAAATAGTTTTTTCGTCCATTTTCTTATAGCGCTGTGCATCCCGCAGGCTTCCCATGATGGCGAACCCGATTGCCAGCGGGGTCAGCCGGTAATCTATCCACGGTCCGTTTCTTATCTTAAAACTCCATGGCCGCCAGCCGGTTTCCTTGAGCTGGTTGTCCTTGTTGAAATCGCCGGTTCCCGCGCCGGTTATTCGGAACAACTTGTCCTTGTCATCATCCCCACCCATGGCGTCCAGCATGTAGACCGCGGTCATCAATACAGTACCCATGGTCGCCTTGGCTACCAGTTGCGCCCTGCGATGGCCGGTGATAGGTTCCAGCACGCCCTTTGAGTTCTTGATTCCCCGTATGAGGCGAACAAATCCCCATGGCGTATGATCGATTGAGATATTGCTGACGTTGGCGACAATTCGAGTAAATGGTATCACGAATTTTCCACCGGGAACTTCCCGCACAAGATCGGAAACCTTGCGCGAGAAAACCCCCGCCATCCCTTCGGGATCGAAGTTCAACGATGAATGCTTCCCGTATTCGGTGGATTCCTCCTGCATGGCGATCGGGCGTTGACGCTCGGCCAGTTCCTGCGCCCTGACCCTGGCCGCGCTTCCGGTACGGCCTTCAAGTTCTGTGGCTTGGTGCATAAAAGCGTTCCGCTGAACTTCCGATGTCCCGGCAATCAATGCGACTTCTTTCCAAAGGGCGGTTCCGGACAATCCTGGGTTTTCCCTGGCGATATTGGCCGCAATCATCATCGAGCGAGATTCTTGACTGGCTTTGAAAAACAACATATCGGATGCCTGCAATAATCGCAGGACGTATTTCATATTATTGAGAATCTTCAATCCACCCGTGAAGGGGTTGAGTTCCAGCACTTGGGATGATTCAAACTTTCCCGCACGTACAGGGAAATGGCCTGTCTTCCATGCGTCCACGGCGGCATGGAAACCTTCTCCAAATCCACGGATAAAACCAGCCAAGGCGAAAGGTGCATTGCGGGGTTCGGCGGCCATGGATGAAGTCAAGTCGCTTAGAGAATTCATGGCGGTCCCGACAAAATTGCGTTCCTCGGTCTGATAACCAGACAGGATAAAAGAGTACCAAACCCCCCATCCCATGTCGGTCCAATCGCGCGGCATCTGTTTCCGCATGAAGTTCAACATCTCACGGGTCGCATCATCTGTGGGAGAACCTTCCGGAGCGTTCTTGATCTTCTTAGAAAGCTCGTCCAGTTTGGCCCCAATCTCTGGCGTGACCCCTTTGAGATTGTATGCTTTCGCAATGGCATCCAACACCATGGGTTCGTTTAATGGTCCAAGATTGGATAGGTCAAGAATGCGCCTGATAGCCTTTGGGTTGTTGATGGAGATCGCGCGGCCGGTTCCAAGTGCCTGAACGCGCTTGTTCTTGAGTTTGTCTGCCCGCTCGATGAACTTTCGCTGCACGCCGAAAGCAAGGTCAAACGCATCTTTCTCGGTCATGCCTACGGCTTGGAGCAGGTCAAGAACTGGCTTGCGGTCTGTATTCTTGTCGCCGGCCGCAAACCAGCCCTTGAGGATGGACTTGATCTCGGCGTTCATTCCTCGGACATTACGAGTATCCGAACCCTTCGCCGTTGCCTTTCCCGCAACAATACCCCTGACCATAATCGATGTTTCGTCGTAGATTTCCGGCAGGTGTTCTTCGATATTGGGTCCGAACTTCTTTATCATGACATCATGGAATGCGGTAAATCCCGTATTTCCATTTCCCAGCATTACCCGGATGCCACGCTTTGCGAAGTCGAATATCTTCTCGTCCAGTTCACGGCCGGTTAAAGAGAACTTGACTCCCGCATCATTGACTTCGGAGTTTTCAGGACGACTCAACCATTCCTGGGCAGACTGTTTTCCGGACTTGGAGTTAATTAAAGCATCCGCACCATTTCGAGCAACGGTAGCCAGCCGGTGCTTGGCTTCCGCAAGACGCTTGCGAAATTCGGGTTCAGAAAGAACTCCGTCTATCGCCTTGGCGTTGTCCTCTTGGAACCCTTTGCGGATAACCTCGAACCGCCCGTCCTTTTTCATAACCTCTTTGGCGTAATCCTCATTCATCCCTTCAAGTTTCGTCCGGGCACCTGTTCGGGAAGACAACGGCGCGGCTTCTATCCGGAACGCTTCCCCGGCCCGGCCGTACTGCAGCGCGTATTCGTTAAGTGCCTTGGTGATTTCGTGGGCGGCCTTTGCGTACTTTGTGGCAAGCGGTATATCCCCAGCATCCTCGGCGGTCAATGTGGATTCGCTATAACGGAACTGCAATATCTTTCCGGTGACAACCAGTTCGTCGGGGAGAAGATTCTTGTTATTGATAAAGTCATCGTGCGCCTTGGCAGGATTGTCGCCGACCCGTTTCTCAACAGTGGCATAAAGCTCCTTGTTGTTTCGTTGTTCATACTCCATATCCAGTGCCATCTTACGGATTGCGGGTGCTATCTTCTCGTCTTCGGAGATATGTTTTGACGGGCCATGCTCCCGCAAACTCATCCTTATTCCGAACAAGTCATTTTCGCCCTTGAACAATGATCCGGTGGTATCCCCCATCCCGCCTTTGATTGGCTCCGCCACTTTCGCCTTGAGTAACTCGCTCTGACGCTTGGCCTCCGCATTCTGCTTTTCAAGGGTTACGCGGGACCGCCACATGCCTTCGGTTTCCTGTTCCAGTTTGAATTCGCGGGTGTCAGTCCTACTTTCGGCATACCGATTAAGGTGATCCGCCAGAATGGATCGTACCTTTTCTAAATCTTTCGGCATAAAATTCTTTTCGGTTCCGTAGACTTCAGACAGTTTGGCCCGAACCTTTTGAATGAATTGCAGGACGTAATCGGCAACCTTGCTGAATAATGTCGGATTTTCGTTTTTAAGTGTTTTCCAGAATTCCGGTTTAATAAATTGGTCGCCAACAATGTCGGGAACGAAATCTTTTTTTAGTTCGTCCTCTGACATGGATTTGTTGGTGGAACGTCGCTGATAGTTTTCTATGTTTACCGAATACTTTGACAACTCTTTTTCAAACTGATCGTATAACTCAGGGTTATCTTTCCGCATTTCGTGAACAAGTTCGTGACCAACGACGGCCAATTCCGGGCGTTGAGAATCCACGCTAATGAATATCTTGTCCTTTACGACGTTAGTGCTGAATCCATAGATATTAAGATTTGACCTGAAAAATATCAGGTCTTTTCCAAAGGCTTTTGCAATTTCTCCCGCTGCAACTGTTCCCATGCGTCCTGGATCTCGAACGCCGTTGTCAAGCATTTTGGGGCGATAGAACGACAACGAGATATCATCTCTTTCTCGGTTAAAATTGATAGCTGCTTGAGATATGATTCGCTCCAACTCGCTGTTGCTGATCTCATTTTCTTTTACCTCCTCATATTTAGATGGGTCTGCTGGTTTACTCATTCTGACTTCGCCGGACATGGCTTCGGTGGGTTTCGCCGGCCCTCTCTCCATGTAATCCCGCGCCGTATCAATCAACTTGTCGATCTCGCCGCGGGTATCACACTTGTTGAGAATGTCCGGTTTGACACCGATTCGTTCCAAAGCCGCACGGATGGCCTTGACGAACTGTTGCCACAAGGTCGGGTTTCGTAAGGGTGCCTCTTTCGCCAGGTATTCCTCGATGGCCTCGAGTCGTTTGGTAGGGTCTGCCATATTCAGGTTGTAATCATCCGCGACTTTTTGCAGGTCGGCTTCGGGAATGAGTTTGCCGATCCGGTCAAGTTCGGTCTGAAATTCTGCACCCAGCACCTTCTGAATCCCGTAATGGCCGATACTCTCATGGATCATTACCCGAATGGCGTCACTTGGCCGGTTCAGGTTGTCGGCAATAATGACTACGGTTTCGGTCGGGATATGGTAAAAACCCTCGGCCTTGGAATCCAGAATGGCTTGACGGGATTCATCACTCAACCCCAGTTTATCTATGTCGGCTTCGGATTGAACCACAATCGCGCCGCCCATGGGTTTATTCACCCATGCCTTCATCATTTCGTCAGCCAGGTATTGCGCCTGTTTTGCCGGGATGCCCTTGGCCGGACCTTGGGAACGGGATGTCCGGTTAGCAATTTTGATTTCTCCGGTATCAATCGGAGCCATTTTATACGATCCCTTATCGACAAAAATCTTCTCTCCTTTTACGGGTCGTTTGTATGGAATCCAGAATGTCGTTCCATCCTCAACCCTGAACCCCTGTTCGTCGGTTGCTGTTACTTTGTATTTTTCCCCCTCAATGGTAAATGAATCTCCAATTTCCATCATCGGAGTTGATACTTCCTGCCCCTTGGTTTTGAGGCGGGCTTGCGCCTCCGCAAACTTCTTGGCCTGTATGGGGGCGAGCCTTTCGGCTTCCTTGCCCTGTTCGATGATACCTTGTTCGTGAGCGATCTTCTGCTGGTCCAGCAAGTCGAGTTGGGTCTTGGTGAGTTTGGTGTTCGGATTATTCAGATAGTCGAGCAAGGCCCGCTCGGTTGGTTCGGGCAGGAATCCAGCTTCATGCATCATGGCGGCCATCTCGTCAGCCGACCTTCCGGTATCTGGCATTTTGTTACGCAGACTGATATCAACCGCGCCGCCTTTGCCATTGTTTCCAAAGAGTTCTTCTGATAAGTCTTTCCCGGTATGCGCCTTAATACCGCCGTTGTCTTTGATGAATTGGATTCCGGTCATTTCCTGGCCGGTTGCAACGGCGCGGCGTTCTTCGATGGTTTGCTTTTTCGAAATTGTCCCCGCACCGACTTCCGGTGATACACTGGCCTTACGGCCTTCTTGTGTTATTGGTGCTGGAGTGGTCGGGGACGTTAAAGGTTTTGCCCCCGCCGAGGCCTCGATTATTGGTTGAGTGACCGGCTCGCCAGCCGGGACCGGCGCGGGGTTCTCTACTTTGGGTTGTATGGTTGGGACTGGCGGGGGCAAATTCGGTGCTGGTTCGGCCTGTACGGGTTCGACAGGCGGCGCCCATGGCTGATTAGCCTTGGTCTTTTCAATGGCGTCAAGGATACCTGAATGGGCGGCGTTGGCCTGTTCTTCGGTCAATGGCTGGCCGGATTGGAGTTGGGACAGGTATGTATCCTCGAAATACTTGGCGGCCACCGGATCAGTCACCTTGGCGATCTCCCCGGTCATGTGCTCGGTCTGGTTCTGGATGATGGGGTCAACGGGGGGCGGGGGTAACACGTCCTTGAATGTGTTGGCAAAGTCAACCGTCACCTTCTCAAACTCTGTCTGGTCCTTGGCCGCGGCGAACTTGGCCGCCCAGTCACCTATCTGTTCCTTGGGGATACCAAGGGATTCGATGCGGGACTGATAGTCGGTTTTCATTACCGGCATGGCCCGGGCATGAAGCAAACTCATCACGGCGTTCATTACGACGAACGGCGCAACATTCTGGCCGGATTGTTTGACGACTTCCGTAGGGTCAAAGGGAGTCCCTTTGACAACTCTATCGTAAAGTCCGTTTGCAGTGGCAAGAGCAACAGCATCAACAGCCGGTTTTGCGAGAAACTTTCCGAAGATGCTCTTGAATCCCGGCACAAGTCCGATAGTACCACCAACGACTATTCCCTTGACGGTTTCGCCGGGAATACTCAACTGTTCGGCACCAGGGGTTCCCTTGGCTTTTTCTACCGCAACCCCACCACCGCCCATGGCACCGAACGATACGCCGCTACTGGCAAGACCAGCGGCGAGTTTCGCGGCCTTGGTTGCCTCGAATCCTGCCTTAACCACCTTGCCGCCCGTCAGGACCGCCTTGCCCACTCCTGCACCAGTAAAGAAACCGGGGGTTGAAGCCGCCATACTTCCCATGCCGGCGGCAAAGGGGTGTTCCTGCCTACCCGCCGCCAATGCCGCGTCATGTGCGGCAAGGTCTTCCGGTGACATACTCAATTCCTGTATCCACCGTTGCAGTTTCGCTCCGCCCCATTCCCCGGCAATGTAACCACCGATTGCCCCGGCAGCCGCTCCGATAATTGTGCCGGGTCCAGGAGCGATTGCCGTACCTGCCGCCGCCCCTGCCTCACCTAATGCCCATGCACCCGCCAACCCTGCACCTGCCGGGGCAATGTTCTCGCCCAATTCACGTCCAGCAGTTGCCAATGCGCCGCCAGAAACTTGCGGAATGGGAGTAGGTGTTGCCGGGACAGCCGTCGGCGCGGAAGTAGGTGCATCCAAGACAAACCCCGGCGGCGGGGATGGAACTACCGCTGGCACCGAAGGTTGATCCAATACGAATCCTGCCGGGGGTGGTGGAATCGCGGATTGCGTTACTGGTTGATCGAGGGTGAACCCCGGCGGCGGGGGAGGAATTGACGATTGCGCCGGAACCTTTGGCAACGTCTCTTGATTGACGACAGCCGTAATCATCCGGCCATCTACTCCTACGACTGGTTTTAGAGGATCGATAGGGTTGTTCATATTGAGGTCCATTGCCCATTGCGATACACCATCTTTTGACCTTGCGCGTTCGTTGCCGTGGGTTCGTTCGTCGGAGGCGCGGGCGGTTCCTCCGGTATCAACTCCTTCTCGACAGCGGCAAGCAGTTTCGTGTCACGGGCCAGTTGCGTCTGAAGTTCTTCTGGCGATAACTTCATTTCATTCAGTCTGGTCCGGTCCATTCTCTGGACGATCTTATCGTACCGGCTTTCGAGTTCCTTCTTGCGCTTGGCCTGCGGTTCGCTCTTAAATTCTTCCGCTTTGCGCTGTGCGTCTTCGTAATTCAGCGTTTCCTGATTCTGCGCCCGTTCATCCCGGGCCTGTTCTAATGCTTGCTTGTTCGCAAGTATCATGTCTTGCTGTTTGGTCATTACCTCGCGTTTGCCGTTCCGGTAACTGATCGTCAGGTTGGGATCGTTCTTGACCTGCTCTTCCTGCTGCTGGTATTCGAGTTTCGACTTGGCCGATTCCTGCTTGAACGCCTGTTGCGCCGTTTCCTCTGGTCCCAGTACCCGTTTCGGAGCTTCGATAATTGCACCATCCGGTCCGGTCATGTACCGTTTGGCGTTCGGGTCGCGGTCGAAGGCATACTGTAATTCTGGATGTTGTTTTCGATCAGCAAGAATATCTTCCGGCGACAACTTGGCAACATTCGGATCAGCGCTCATCCTGACCCATTCGACGTATGCCGAATCGTTGGCTTTCTGTAACTCCCTCTGCCCGATCATCTGATTGTAGAGTTCGGGGTTGGCGTTCTGCATATATCTGGTCATGGCCCGGTCAACGTGTTCCCCAACCCGGTCGTCGAATCCAAGGGAGTCAACAAACTGCTGCGCTTCCTCTATCGTATGCGGGACACTGGCGCGGGTCGCCAAGGCTTGATTGAGTTTCTCGTCTGCCTTGCGGGTCAGTTGCCGGTACGCCGCCCACACCTGCGGACTTACATCCTTGCGGCTTTGGGTGAGCAGAGGGGTATCCATGTGACTACCACCACCGAATACGTTCACCGCCGAAACCGTACCTTTGCCGCCCTGTGCGATTTCGGCTTGTGCCATGGTGTTCTGGTCCGCCCAGTTCTGCTGTTGTTCCTGCGGGGTCAGTCGCCTGACAACCGGGAAATTGCCTAGTCCATGACTAACCCAGTCAACCGTGAACTGGCTGCGGTCCTTGCCGGCCATGAGTTGATCTTCGGTCTGTTTCTGACGGTCTTGGATGGATTGCTGGTAGGGGTCGAGCATGGTTGTTGGCGGTTGACTGGCGGCCCGAGCGGTCAAGGCCCGTTGCACGGACTGGTTGACGATATCACGGGAAGTAGGGAAATTGGTGGTAGTGGATTCGCCACCCGGATTGACGATCAGGGTATTGTTGCCGGATTGTGCAAACTGGGCGCCGGGATTCAGGGTTGCGGCATTGAACGGAATCATGGTGTTAGGCTTGAACTGCGGTTCGGGTAAATTGGGTACCACCGTAAATCCGGTTTGCGCTCGTTTTATTTTTTCTTCGTAGGTCATATTTCTCCTTACCAGTATTTATCGGTGCAGTAGTTGAATTGCCAAGGAATATAACAAGTTCGACTGCGGGTCACATAACCCTGTGTTGCCGTAGTGTTGGTTGTCGGGGAGTCTGGCCAATTCGGAACGGGCAAATCCTCGTCACCGAAAGTGAACTTGTAGGATGTCCCCGGAGAAACCTCCGTCCCATCAGGCATCTTTTTATACGTATTCGTAGTAGCGCCAGCATCGCCATTTGCATCGTACACCCAGGAATTTATATCACTCACTTGTCCGCGTAAATACGCCTCAACGGTGTCATGCGGGACATTGGTGCCGATGTATACAGTTTCCCGAATACTGTAACTTCTTGAGATAGTAACCAAAAAAATAAAATTTGTTGGGGCAGTCCCACTGCGAATAATGGTGGCGTATGCATGCGGAGAACTGTTTCCCGGTATGATTTCCGCCGAAGCAAACGCCGTTTCCGCATCGGATTTTAACGTAGCCAACGCACTTTCACCTACTTCATTTGTGCACAAAGATACTGACTTAGAAAACTCGGTACAGTTTGGTAAACTTGTTGGATTGGTAACAACAATCCCGTTCAAAGTCCACCAGCCAGAACTGTTATCAACACCATTGTTTGTCCACGTTCTGTATCTGACTTCTGTTTGATACCCTTTATATGTGGGACGAGAGCCACTACCTGCATACGGATTTGCCGCCACAGGAGGAGGTGAGTCCATTCCAAAAACTATACTCGTAAAGGTTTCTTGATATGAATTGTTTTTATCAATTATCTTTACCCATTCATTTTCTGGTCCCACCGCCCCGTTGCCTGCGAACTCATTTGTTAAAGCAGTTCCTCCATCAGACAATTTTACTGCTCTTGCCTCAACAATAACGCCATGCGGAATATTAGTTGGGAATGGGCCTATCGAACACGAACTCTTAACAGTATCTATTACACAATACCACCAATATTGCCCCCACACAAATCCGTAACTGGTTACTAAAGGTTTATACTCATTTTCAGGGTCATCCGCTTCTTCGCTATAATCGGTTTCTGCAAGGTCCACAGTAGCATCCCAGTAACCATCAACACCTGGATAACCCGCAAGCATCCCGTAACCATATTTACGAGTTCCTGTCCAAGACAAACTCACCCCTGCAACGGGAAGAGAATCAACCCACGCAAACACATTTGTATTAGCTACAAATCCTTTCGTTGTCATTTTCAGCGCATTCAGCACCTTGTACCGCTCCTGCCACGCCGTGATGTAATTGCGCCAGGCCCAGGGACCGAAGGTGGCGGCGTTGGTTCCGATGGCCGGGATGGACGTAAATTGATTGGTATGGTCGCCGATCTGCAACGAGGCAAACAGGCCCGTAACGGTTAGCATCGCGATATTGGTCGTGCCGTCATAGACCGTGTTGGCATCCGCGTAGTAGGGGATGAGTTGAAAGATTTTGGCGTCAAGGTCAACCTTCATCGAAAGATCATCCCGCCACTCAATCGCATTCGTCATAATCACACTCGCGCCGTTTGTGTCCGTCCATGTGCGGACTTCAACCGGCGGGGCCACGGCATAGATAGGCGTGCCGTCAACATTGGTTCCGGTCTGGGTAGCAAGACAGCGCTCTGCCACGGCCAGCGCTACTTCGATCCTGTCATGGAGCGTAATCCGATTCAGAACGGTCGGGGCAACGAATATCGTTCCCGTGCCGATGGTCAAGGACGCCAGAGCAACCCATCCGTATTTGAGTGCTTGCGTGGGAATGCTCATATATTTCCTGCCGTGGCGCCGGTGATATGGATATGATTCTTTTTGACGTTGTAAATTTCATACCCCGTTGGCATGGGTGAAATCATTGCTGGTATCCATGAACTTGAACCGTCTGCCCCGATCTGTATGAAATCATATCCATTTGGGTTTGCCCCCGGCGTATATTCGATGCCGCCGATATAAATATGATCGTAGTCAACGCCACCGCCCCCCGGCCCCCACACCGCCGTTGCGTATCCCGAAGGTAATTGAAGATATTTTGTTCCTGCCCCCGCCAAGTTTCCAACCATACGCAATTCGGAAGGCACGCTGGTATTGATTATTCCCTGCAACTCAGTCCGACTTACAAAATTACGCGCCAAGGTTGTTATTACGGATAAAATCTCTGATCCAAAACTTTGTTTCTCGGGTTCGGGTGTGGTTTTTGCAGGAACCACGGCAGAAGGAGCGGCCGATTGTTCGGAATACCCAAAAGCTCCCGCAAATACCGCGTCGGATTTATTCGCTATTACTTCCCCGGCTTTTCCTTTCGTTATTTGGCCTAATCCGGCGTAACCGCGACTTTCTCCGCCACGACTTGCCGTTGCGCCTTGTAATTTGCGGAAGGTTTCCGACGCCCTATGCCCGCCAATAGGACCGGGTATTCTCTTTTGAGCATCTCCCATTTTTATATGTTCTGACGGTGGAATTGGCGCGGTATCCCCTGATGGAGTTGCGGGCATCGAGACGGACGTTTCCTCAATCTTATCGGGAATGTCCGTCCATTGAAATTTGTCGCCCACTCGTTTGAAAACTCTTGCCATAGCAATTAACCTGTATAAATATCATCCCGTATGACTTTATGTGCCTGCCAAAGATTATCCCCTGCTTTTCCCAAACCCGACCCCTCCCAACCACCAGCAAGAGCAGCAGCAGCTAAAGCGGCGGTTGCGTGAAAACTTAGGGTATGATGATAACGCGCCCTCCACAAACCAATTCCATACCAGCCTCCAAGTTCATCCCAAGCCACCGCCGCCGGACACGACTTCGGCACCCTGGCCGTAACCGTAGTCTTGACATAATCATATTTATTGAACAGGTTCAGTCCGCCCTTGACGGTTTCAACAGTGTTGGCGGTGTCGGCGGCATTCGGCAAAGCGGCCGCATCTCTGACCTCTTTCACGGTCGTAATCGAATCATCGGAATACCCGGCAGTGTAATCTGAAATGGTCACTTCCTTAACCTCAACTACCTGGCTGGTGATCCTGAACATGCCCCCGACAAAATCCTTCTGGCGGAAATGCAGGACGTAATCTCCGGTCACACCCTCTGTAGCGGCGGCGGTCCATACCGTATCCACATTAGCGGCAAGCACCAGTGGCCAGGTGTAATCCTTTTGCGCCCTACGTGCTCCGGCGGCGGGAGTCTCGCTTACCTGCACGGCGGTTTCGGACTTCTTTGCCTGTTCCTTTGATATTTCCGCTTCGCCCTGGCCACGTTCCCTCATCTGGACGCTGGTAAGCGCATAATCGGCGTCAGGGGTAGCCGCGGCCACAAGCGCGGCGGCGGCGGCCACCGGAACACCAGTCGCAAGCGAAGACTTGGTTTCCCCGATCAGGCCGGGATTCCGCAATTCTACCTGCACCCCGGTTCCCGCCGCATTGTCCCAATCCGGCGTTCCCTCTTTCAACGCTCGCATGGAAAAGGTTTCATTGGCGTTCATGCTGACCTGAATGCGTCCCTTTGCAGGTGTTCCCAAGAAGGATTGCAGGTCGGCAAAGATTGCCCCGACATTGGCATACGCAATTTCCGCGTATTCCTTCATGGAAGTCACCATAACAGCTTCCCGCAGGCCATGAGGATTGAAGGATTCCTGTTCGGAATACAGGGCCGGTGTATAGGTTGCGGGTTTCTTGGAGATTCTCTGTCGAATATGTCCCGTCTTGTCCCCGGCGTCCTGCCCTTCGGCGCCCTGGATTGTGTCGCCAGCAGTCACGGCATAGGGCGCAGTCCCTGCCATAGCCAGCGCAACGGCTGTCGCCAAGGCATCCTTATCCGTCAGGTTTACGTCAATCCACAGGCGATCCTGGGTGGGTTGGTGGAACTGGCTGGGTCCATTCTGCTGGATTGCGCCCAACGCTACCGGCGCGGCGGGTTTTGATCGCCAAACGCATGTAACAAGGGCTTTGCCTTGCCCCACATCGTCATCATGCAGGTCAAGGATGATCTTAGTGGCATCGGCAAGGATTGTGGTTTTAAGGGCGTCTATGCTGGCCTTGGCCACGTTCAAATACACCGTTGTGGCGATATTCACCAATCCGAAAGTCTTGGTGTAGTCGTAGGCCCGTATCTGGCCGGCCAAGGTAAGGTTCAACTTGGAAATCTGCTGGATAACCGCCAACATATTATATCGCCATTCCTGTATTTCGACTGCATCCACCTTGTATCCGGCATCGCATGTGGTTTGCGCGGTAATCAACAGGGCGTCCGCCGTTGCCTTGTCCATACCGAAATAGAAATACGTGCGGTTCTCGTCGTCAAAAGTCGGCCACTCCACCTTCATCTTGACGGGAACGGCGGGAGTCGCGGCCTTCAACATCATGGTCCGAATCAGGGTGAACGATCCGGTGCCGTTGTAATTATTCCCTACTTTCAGGACGGTGTAGAGCGCCGGGGCCACGGCCACGATAACCATGGCGGCATCAAGGTCGGCATCCTTCACTCCCAGCCACATCGTTGTCCTGATAACCCCACCCGCAATCAGTTGTAGGTATTCTTCCTCGCTCAACGTGCCGTTGGAATTTGTCACCGCGCCGTCAAATAACTTGTCCTGGGTTTGAACTATCTTTGCACACCCCAAGGTTTCACTTGTGGAATCAATCAAGGATGAAACCTTGAAACCGGCTGTAGCGGTTCCTAGCGCGGTCTTAAAAGCGGCAAGACTGGTTAAGGGAATATGGTCAAAAGTTTCAATGCGTTTCTCTGCGGCAAATGACGGCGACTCCGTAACCCGTTCCCAAACCTGCGACAAGGTGCCCGCCCATGTATTTGTCTGTGTCTGGGCCTGGATATTGCAGGTTCCATCCTCGGCTTTAACGATCTTGGCGTCGATCACGCCGGCAGTCAGGGCGATTGTGTTCCGCAACGTCTGGGCATAAGAAGGGTCAATCCAGCGGTATTCCCATACAAACATTCTCTTTTCTGACGTGATATCATGGGCAAACGGAGAGAGCAAAACCTTGTCATCTGTCAAGAGTACGGGGGCAGACAAAACATCCGGCGTCATTACAAGATTCTTGGCAAGCGCCAACGTGATTACACCGCTTCCATCATCGGTGCGACTTGGTTTGGCCGACAATACGCGGTAACGCCCCGTATATTTTTCACCGGCAACGGTAGGGTCGGTAAAATACTTTGTGGTTTCAATCCCGTCAATCATTGCGCCAAGTTTGGTGTAATCAAGACTGACGAATTGGACTCGCAGGAATCGTTCCGGTTGCAATGGCTGGTTGTCGCCGTCAACCAGCCGCGCTTCCGTCCAGTCAATCGCGGTCGCCCAGCCGTACTTCAAAAACTGGTACACGTCCTGAACATCCGGTTCAGTTTTGGCTCGCGGGGGCAACGCATATTCCTGGACGTGCCGCCACTTGCCAGGAAGTTTCTCTTTGTTCACCATCGGATCGGTGACGGAATGGCTGGCTTTGGAGTTATTGACCGACGCGGTATTACGCAGACAATCCAAACACTCGGCTACTTTTCCAAAAGGTATTTCAGACCAGTAACGCAAACAGGTCCGATCATTCAGCAAGTCCTCCTGCGTGGTCTTGCCGTTGAGGGCGCGTTCTTCTATCAGCAACGTCTTTGCGTTAGGATATGAAGATTCAGCCATAGATTACCTGTGATTCATGTTGAACGGAGAACAACCTATTCGATTGGTTGGTTCCTTGGGCTGGGTAAATCGCGGGTTCATGGCCTTTATCTGTTCCAACGCCTCGCGATACTCGTCCCTGTATCTGTCTGCGGCACTCTCACGCCGGTCCTTGGTTCCGAGCATACGGATCAGGGTTTGCAATTCCAGCGGCCGGGACGCCGGAAGCATGATGTCCTGGGACTCGTCGTAGAGCGGGGCCGGATAGGACCAGTAATAAATGTCCACGGCTCCGGCTACTCTGTCGCCCCCATCGTCCACACATGCGATCTGCTTGGTCTTGGCCGGGCGGATATGTCCGGTGACTCGATCAAGTTGAGGTCCATAATATCGCGGCGTGAAGGTATTGGCGGCCGTGATCTTGTAGATGCCGGGTTCCTTGCCAAACCGGATATATTCCCCGATATACGACGCATCCCATGTTCCGTCAGACCATGTATTCGCCAGACTTGCCACGCTGATATTTTGTAAGATTGCCAGGGAGTCCGTAATCGGATCGAGCGTGAACCATGTCGGGCGAATGATTGAGCCCCAGCGTTGGCCGGGGAAGTATTCTGTTTCATTCGTAGAATCCCAGACCGCTTCGATATTCACCATGTCGGCCGGCAGGAGTGTGGCGGTGGTGGCCGAAAGGGTAACAGATGCTTTTTGCCTGCAAGCATCCCATGGCAGCAAACCGATCAACTGGTAATATGACATTTGGCAACTGCGCTTCATGGATGCCAAAGTATCGTTGCCACCGCCAACTACCGACGCGACTTCATCCCAGATGTTCCCGACCGTTATCATTGGTTATTTCCTTTCGGTTACTTTCACATCGGGCAATTAACCCCAACCACCCCGTCGATCTGCGCCATTGCCTGGTTCTGCGCCTTGGCCTGGGCGCCTTCGCTCGAATTACTTTCCATCACAATCACGGGCTGGCCCGCGGCCTGCGCCCTTTTTGCGATCCCCGAAACCTCGGCTACCATGTCGGCCACGGGCGTGCTGTCGCCTTGCGTCACGGGATGGTTGCGCGTTTCCACGCCCTTGAAATCCGCATTCGAGAACATGCGATCCCCTACTTCATGCGTTCCAACGGGGATATTGTGCCGGACGCCCTCGTTGTCCACACGATACGCATATTTCTTGATTACGCCCAGGGCCGCATTGACTTCCGTGGTTGACAACCCACGCTGGTCCGTAATGGTGGGGCCGCGATGGGTTTCTATTCCCAGGACATATCCGTCTGCCAGTGGAGCCAGCGCCTTGGTTACGATTCGGAGAAATGGCACGAGCCGGTCGCCATAAATCCAGTACGGATATTTCGCGCTGGAGTCGCCGCGTGGACAATCGAAGAATACCGGGACAACTAATTTCCCAGCGTTTTTAAGACGGCGCATAAAGTTGAAATACAGGTTGACCTTGCCCTCGTGGAACGAACTGTTCATAAATTCGCCGCTGTAAATCGTCGAAAAAGTATCGTTAAGGATATTCAGGAAGATGGTGTTCGCGCCCCACTTGTCCATGACGCGAATATAGTAATTCTGTTTCGCCACGCTCGTGCCGTCGGCATTCCCGAGATACCAGGATGCCTGCAATGCACCGTCGGCATCGATGTAAAACAGTTTTGACCGGATGATGATGTTGCTCATTTTGTCACCTGTTTGTCTTTCTTTGCTTTGATTTTGTTATGAATTTTCTTGACTGCAACGGATATTCCGCCAGTGATTACCAAGAGTGCGACCACTCCCGCCTGAACCCGATAATCAGAAGAAGCGCCACCTACTGTGTTGACGGCCATTTGCACAACATCATAAAAGTTGCTCATGTATTTTTCTCCAGTAGTTTTAATCGACCTTCTTTCCATTTTCTGATTGGCGTTACAGGCGTAGGAAAACTGTCGTCGAGAATATTGTAGCAGGCACCGTAGTTAAAGGAGTCTGCCGCGCCTTCGGTACACCAGTGATGCAGCGGATTATCGAAAATCGGGATGTCATAATCCTCGTTGCGCACATTATCCATCCACCATTCGGCGGCGCATCCTTGGCGCATCCGGCTGATGTCGTGAACCTCAAATAGTTGCAGGTTACGGATTTCTTTGACGGCAAGGCGGCGTTCGTATTCCGCGAAGGGCGTTAGCTTAGACTTCGGACGAACGCTTTCTGCAATCCATAATTGCCCGTCGTCTTTGACGATTAGGAATGTGTGACTGGGGCAAAGTTCAAAAGCATCTTCGATGTCCAGGCCGGTCAGTTTGCGGTATTCCCACATTTTACGGAGTGCAATCACTCCGCCAAAAAATGTCGCAGACCTGTCCGACCCAATCACTCCAGGCCAGACCGCGATGCCGTTAAGCTTGGCTTCCATGTTTCACTCCATGTATTTCCTGCTCCGCCATGAGTCGCCCGCCTTCGTTTAGCAACTCAATTACCCGGTGTTTTTCCGCAATGTGATTTTTTGTGTCGGTCAACTCGCGTTCGATCAGCATCGCCTCCAAGAGTTGCCGGCACACACATTGGCCGGACAAGCAAAAGTCGGTGTGGAATAGTTGGGCCATTACGGTTTCCTCAAAATCGTTTTCATGTCGCCCTTCATTTCGGTAATGTCCTGGCGCATGATCCGGATTTCCACGCACGTTTGCTCAATGGCCCGCAGTCGTATTTCCTGTTCGTCGTCTCTCTGAATTTCGCGATTGGCAGAGAAACCGATTACGGCAATCGTAACGGCAAGTAGTCCGTTTGCCGCCCAGACCGCAAGACCCGATGATGTTATGCCTGCTGGACTCATATTCTACCCGCCTTTCGGTGTATGTTTCTCAACCCAAATTAAAATCAGCCACACGCCAATGACCACTAGAGCCAAACTGCCCGCTACCCAGAACGCCGCGATTACGTCCATGCTCATAGTTGCCTCATTAAAAACATCGGTTCGGGGTTGCTCGTGTCGTTTACCAGCGAGAGTTTGGGTGCGGGGGTCATGGACTCACGTTTCCCGTAAAATAAGTTACGGCAAAATAATTATCGTTAGTGTAAGATCCGGCTGAGAGCAACAAGACTTTCACTAAATACACGTTTGTAGCATTTAGGTTCGGAAATGAGAAAGTACCAAAAATAGTAGGCGTGCTTGCTCCTTCATTTTGAGATAAAGAGTCCATAAACCTAACTCCATTACACAATAATTCCGCTGCAAATATTCCGGTATATGAGTTAAGAATGTTCACGCTACAGTTGATCGTTGTCCACCCAATAATGCCCGGAGTCCATCCGTTTGTATTATTCCATGACCCACCTACTTGATATTGAACGCTGTTAAAAAGTGGATTGACCCACCCGCCCCCCGAAATGAGCATCCTGTCCGTTTTCTGTACATGTATTTTTGGATATACTATGTACCCAAGTTGACCAAGAGAGTTTGTTGCTCCAACAACCGCCCCATTCGTCGGACCCCCGCCCGTGACCTGCAACGCCGTGACCGCGAGGGAGTTGGTCGAGGACGCGGGGAGGGCGGCATTCGCCACGGCCTGCGCGTTCGTCGCAATCACCCGCGCCGCCTCTGCGTTCGTGCTGGCGGTGTAGGCAAGGTTGCTGGACACGATACCGTTTGCATCAGGATACGCCCCCACCTGCTCCGCCGTAGTCGGGATGGCGTTGCTGGTTGCGGTGTTGGCTGCGCGTGCCGATTCGTCCACCGCGTTGGTCACGGATTCGCCTGGATGCCAGACGCCGGACAAGCCGGTGCCATTACCGTTCGTGCCAAGTTTGGAGTTTAACTGTGCTTGGAAGGTCGCCGCGTTCGTGGCATCGAACAGCACTACGCCGTCGCGGGTAATTGTCCAGTTGGTTCCGTTGAATCCGGCTTGCCATAATGGGTGTGAATAGGTAACTGTAATGACGCCGACCACGCCGTTTAGCGGGTCATAAATTCCAGTTACGCTTCCCGAACCGGTTCTTCCCCACCCTGATTCCCCGGGAACTGATCCGGAGCCGTTTGTCCCGATCATATAAGGACCGGTCTCGTAAGCCCATACATAGTACCCGTTGGCACCCCATCTGGGAAAACCGTGCACGTCCGTAATCTGCGTATAAACTCCCGTCACGTCCGGATTCGCGTTTGTGCAGGACAAGGTGAGATTGGTAACACTTGTGTCTTCCCACGTTATCATGCTCGTTGCCGGATTCGTAGACCAGCCGGAGAGGTCGGTAACTCCCCCGCCCGACGGCACGGTGAAGTCAAGTCTCCCCCCATTGGTTGTTACTCCAGCCACAGCGCCGGTGACAATCGTGCCGCCGGTGATTGTGCCAAGATAGGTTTCGTTGATCAGATATCCCACCCCGGCCACATCCACAAGCGTTGCCTTACCGTTCCAATTTGTGCGGTCGGCATCAGAGACGTGCGGCACGGTGTTGGTAACATGATCGGTGAGTTCGTTCGAGGGCGCCGCCCCAACCTGTGTCGCCGTAACCCCGTGAGGGTTCGACGTGTTGGTCGTGTGGGCGGTTAGGTCGTTTGTGGATGCCGCGCCGATTTCTGCTGGCGTGGGCCAGTTGGTTATGCTGCCCGTGCCGCCTTCTGGGATTTGCTGAAAAGTCCAGTTGCGAATTTGGTTCAAAAGATTAGCGGATAGGTGGCAAAATTCAGACGAAGGCACTTGCGGAAATCCTACGCTATTCGTGGACAACGAGCATAATCCCGCATAACCAGAAACCATGCCAACAGTCGATGATCCGGACTCAGCATACACTACATCCACGGTTATGTTGACCACTCCAGCGGCAACAATATTTGTGATTCTCCAGGCGTCGCAATTCCCTTGATCGTCTTCCGTGAATACCAAGTTAGAGACTGCGATTTCGTTGCCAACAAATCCAACCATACTGTAATCATGGTATTGCCCGATTACCCGATAACTCTGCAAGGAAACATGCTCGCTGAAATCGGCAACGTAAATCTCCCCTTGGAGCAAAGGCTTGGAGGCGAATACAGTTCCGGCAACGCACGCCCAAAATGCTATGAATATTTTTTTCATGGCCAATTAAACATGCAATAGATTATTGTGGTCGGAGTTGTGGATAGACCTATGATGGTTTCCTTATTGAAATCTGGAGAAACATTCGGGCGACAAGACGCGCCAGAGATCGGTGCCCAAGGATCGGTGTCGGAACGGTAAGCCTGGAATATCGCCGGACAGCGGTTTGCCGCCGTGGTATTCATCCCGTCCTCTGCCATGACAATCGTAAAGGATGTACCCGAAGCATTATCCCACTTGACGCAGGCGCCCAGCACCTTGACCCCGGCTGGCACCGTGAATGTGTGGGTGGTGCCGGCAAGAGAGGACACGACGCCTGTTCCCGTGGCAGTCACAAACACGTTGGAGGCGGTGTCGGAAAAGTATCTAAACATGGTAGCTGCTCCTATTGAGTTTGTTGCAAGCGCGGCATCCGTAGCCGCCTTATCCCATCGCGTAGTTCCTGCCGCGTCTATCCCGTGCGCCACGGATGCGAGAAAGTCGGGCTCGTTGGTCAGGAAACCGATATCGTTATTGAGCGCCGACAGGTTTGTGTTTATCCCCGGCAGGTCAAATATAGAAAGGCCGTTGACGTAGAACGTGCCGCCGACATACAGATCGTTGGCCGCATATATATTTCCGTTCGTGACCTGTTGAACATACACCCCAGTTACATCCGACTTGCTCGACCCGTTGCCGTCCAATTTGAGAACGAGGTTTGTATCCGTACCCACGTAGGAAAAATAATTACTGGTCGCACCCGCCGCTGTTGCCGTCAGCGAAAATGAGGCGATGGAGAGCGTGGATGTCCCAAAGGCATCTGCCTTCGTGAACCCCCATGCGTAGGTGCGCCCGACAACGAGCGCGGTAACTCCGGTATAAGATACGGAGGTCAGGGAGCCGGTGTATGTGCCTTGGGTCAGGCCGGAGATGTTGGTATTGAGTTGCGAACGGTCGGCGACGGTGATCTCTTGGAAAAGGTTTGTACCTGCGGTCAGGTATTGCGAATGCGTGTGATTGGTCGGTGACTTACCGGCAAGGGCCGCTGTTACGGCCGCATTGGTATCTGACTGGTCATTGAACCATCCTTGGAATAGAGAGTTGGTTCCCGTTAAGGCGTCAAACAATCCTTGGAAAAATCCGTTGGTATTCGCCTGTTCCGACACATGCGCGTTATACGTCGCCAACGACACGCTTCCGGTTCCCCCGGAATTTATCATGGCAAGCAACGCGGCATTCGTACTCGCCTGATCGTCAAATAATCCCTGAAATATGGAGTTGGTGCTTGCCAGAGAATCGAACAGTCCTTGGAACAGGGAATTGGTACTGGTTTGCGAAGTGAACCATCCTTGGAACAAGGAATTGGTGCTGGCCTGTAAATTAAACAATCCCTGAAAAACAGAATTCGTTCCGGCAAGGGCGTCGAGCAGTCCTTGGAATAAACTGTTCGTGTTTCCTTGCGAGACAAAAAGATTACGGAAAATAGTGTTGGTTGCCGGCTGGGTAGTCGTCCTGAATGTCTCGTTCGACGCAATGCGGGATTCGTAGAGTGCATTGGAAATTACTTGGGCGATTCGGAACGATTCGTTGGATGTAATCCGACCTTCAAAAATCAGGTTGGTCCCACTAAAAATGACGGTGTCAACTTTCCCGGTTTCGAAGACCGCTATCCGAACACGATTAGACTCCACTTGGGCTCCGACATTGTTGGACCAGAAACCCATATTGATCTGACCCATCATCGTCACAAGATTAGTGTCGGTGGCCGGATCGTATCTCTGAATCATCCTGCCGGTAGCGAATGTTTTTGGAAGGCCAGCAGGACTTACGCCTTTAATTGAAAAATAGTAGCGATCAAAAGGCTGAAAGAAAATGTTGGTTGCGCCAAGATACGTGACGCGATTGGTAGCATCAACAACACCGGAAATAGTTACGCCGCCATTTGTGTCGTATTGGCCGTAGGAATAATAAAACTGCATAGACCACGCTGTAAGGTCTATTGGAACTCCGTCGTCGTAAGCCAACTGACGGAGAAAAGGCGCATTACCCGAAAAGACCGAATCAATTACATACTGCTCCACGGGTAATTGCGAATCGGTTTTAATCGTGTAGTATTGGGCGCGGGCGGTCAGACAGAACAGAGCAATGGCGCAGACAACAATGAAACGCATAACACGTCCTCCTTGATTAGAGGACGCCAAGAATCTTTTTAAGACTCTCAAACTGAACATCAACCGCGGCCAAGGCGTCCACTCTGTTTGCCCCGATACCGACAATCTGCACGGCGCCGCCATTCCACGAAATGGTTTCCTGGGCGAAAACTACCGTAGGGTTGCCGGTAGAATTTAACATTACAGCATTGCGAGTGACCTTGATTTCAATTTTCTTTTCTTCGACCATAATAAGTTTCTCCTTGGAAACTCCTGGCCCTCCATAGGGCCAGGGCAATTTCCTGTTGATGAGGTTACTTGATGACGGCGCTGATACTGCCCGTGGTGGCCGTGGTGGCGCGACTCACGCGCACAATGACCGGCTCTGATCCGGTGAAGGGAAGATCCACAATCCAGTCTACCGTTACATTGGCATCCGCGGTGTACGAGTTTGTGGTTACTCCGGTAAGGTCCGTGGTTCCGGCCGCATAACCTTGCAACCATGTCGCCGGATTGACATAGACCGGGGATGTAATCACTTTCTGGGCGATAAGGACACGATCCTTATAGACAGAAGCGGTCACATTCCCGGTGCCGGTCGGAACGCAGTTGATCTTTTCCAGGACATACGCGCTCACCCCGGACTGATAACTGCGACTGGGGAAATACAGGTCGTAGCTCAGATGAGCCGATGTATCCCAGAGCAATTCCAGCCACTTGCCGGCGACGGCCGTATAGGTACCGTCGAGCAATTCATCATCCGTGCTGTCGGCCAGCAACGAAGGATTGGAGTCAACTCGCAGAGACGCGGCGCCTGCGGCATTGGTGCAAGCCGCAATGCCATCAGCCAGCTCGGTGATGGTATCGTAACTCGTTCCCGCCGTCAGCTTGGTGGCATTGCCGTCGCAGGTGACAGTAACGTCCTCGCCATTCGTCGCCACCACGATGGTGACGGTCCCGGTAAAGCCGTTATAGACGCGCAACGCCGGGGACGTGTCCGCGGCCTTCGCCACGATCTGGTCCGCCCGCACCTGACCCGACACAAGAACCATGGCCGCAAGAGCGACCACAATCCCTAACAGCCTGCATGTTTTCTTTTTCATAATGAATCTTCCTACTTGAGAGTTTCCGACTTTGTTTCGATCACGTATCTTTCGCCGGTGATATCCGGCAGTTATTCGAACTTGTTCTTACCTTTTGCTTTCTCGGCTCGCAAGGTTTCCAGTTCCTTGAGATTTGCGTCCGCCTGGGCCAACTTCTCGGCATTCGACAGGGGATGTATCTTCCAGGCCGCCGCAAGAGCATCCTTGACCGAATCGAATGGTCCGATCACCGGATAGATTCCTTTGGCAACAACGCCAAGCATGCGCTTGAGTTTCTTGTCTCCGTGTTCCTCGTCCAAATCCACCTTGTAA